ACGGCCTCGATCACCCTCTTTAGAGTAACCCTCTTCCTCGATGACACGGATCCGCTCATAGAGGATATGGCCAGCTCCGGAGAGGTACTTGTGATCCAACTCAGCGCTTATTGTAGATCGATCTGTGTGCGCACTGGTGTCTTTGAACCAACCGCAGTGGCAAACCGGGTCTGCGAATATCGGGTCATGCGCATATGTATGCGGGTCATGCGGCCTTAGCGTAGTCCTGCTGTTCCCATCTACTTCCATCATCCAACTCCTTTTCGTTAAAGTTCTTCTTGAGTTTAAGACTTCGTGTGATTGCCTGATCGATCAGTGAGCTGGAACGTAGGATGTAGTAATATAGATCGACGTACGGGGTGTTCATCCGATCGATCCGTCCCTTGGCCTGCTCGTTGATCTTCCATGAATAGTTCAGGGAATAGAATACAATCGCATTGGTCGTTATACAGTTCCACCCCTCCGCACCAGCTGTGTACTGTACCAGATATAGCCACTTTTCAGTCTCCGGAATCTCTTGGTGCTTGTGTCCGTTCCACTCCGCCATCGGCCAACCCGTCGACGTACTGAGAGTACGTAATGCCTGCAGCTCGTGATCGAAGTTGTAGAATATGATGAGGCGAGGGTGCTTCTCCATAAGCTTCATCACTGCTCCCAGGCGAGACGGATCGCTGTTTACGAGCTTTCTTGCCACCAAGAACATCTCGCCAACGTCCTTGAGCGGCCGCTCTTCGTAGATATGCCAGCGCTTTTTCCATACCTTTTCGAATTTCTCCTTATGGTAGTCTACCAGGTATTGCTCAACATGTCGAACTGTGTGCGACATATAGGGCATCTCAACAAGAATCCTGGATCGGAGCCACTCAAGTCGAGGGACTTCAACGTAACGCTCAATTTGCGGGAACTTCGAGAATCTTTTGTAAACCACGTGTTGAGTAGAGAACGCTGTGCGATTCTTGTAAAATCCATTGGCGATAAATATCGGAACGTAGTCCATCCAAGTGTCTCCTGGAGTGGCCGATAAAACGATCCATCGGTTAGCTGCGGCAATTTTGAGGAAAGCCTTGACCCAAGCTCCTGCACCAACAAGTCGCTGCTCGTCGAAAATGAAAAACGCATCCTTGATGTCAGCGTAGTTGGGTACGTTGTTCCAAGAGTCAACGATGAGACGAGTCCCGTTAAGATTGAACTCGGGGTTTGAGAACAAACGGAAAGCCATAGCCTCATCTTCCCATTCGAGTCCATCCCGTTTTTTGGCTGTAGTGATGATGTATAGGTCTCTAGGACGCCGCATGGGACGAACTTCACCCCGTCCGTTGATAGGAACGGTACCATCACAGTCCTTATAATAGTACGCAAGTGCGGTTCTTGACTTTCCAGTTCCAACACCTCCTTTCAATACAGATCCGTTGTGGAGTTTACCTAGTGCTTCAATCTGATGCGGATATAACTCTACTGCCACCTAGTCCCCAACGTATGATAACATGGTTTCGTTCTTGATACCGCCACACTCGTAGATGATGTTAGCCGCTCTATCGTAGAAATATAGGTGCGCCTCATGATCTTCAAGACTTGCACACATACCCGGTTTGATGATCTCTCCACGAGGAATGAAGTTACCCGCACAGAACTTAGTATCCTTATCCGAGTCAACAAAATAGTGTCCTCGGTGCACGTCGCTTGTGTTGCAATATGCCCATGCGTTTGAGATAGCGGACCCAGTAACGACATCTTCTTTTCGCCCGTAGAGCCAGCAAGGCTTCTGGTAAATAGTGTCGCAGTAAGCACACGCAAACTTATACATCATGACCTCGCCAACCATTTCGCGAGTCACAAGCTTCATAGAATGTTTACTGGAATCTGATTTCTCACAGCAGTAGTAGAAAAAGGTCTTAGTCTTGTCGGTTACTTCATCGACAATATCCTGACTAGCTTTTAGCTTAGCTACCGACTTTTCGTACTCAACACCACTAGACGGTGATTTAAACCCAAGCCAGCGCTTCAGCCCCCTAAACACGTCTCACCCCTGGGCATTGAAAAATGGCGATCGAGTTGGAAGAGGTGTCCTGTCCCACAAACGAGTGTGAGTCATGTGCATAGTGTTCGCCACACTGCTTTGTGTCATTCATTTCTTTACGCCCTCGCAATAGTAAAAGTCAGCAACCGGTTGGTTTGCTGGTTGTTGCCACCACATGTGTCCAATATGTGGTCCATGCATAAACGTGCACTGTTTGCTATCCATCAGCCAAACGCGGCTTTGAGTAGGTCTTCCACGTACAGGTTGAACATCTTAGTGTTCTTGTAGATATTAACTCGCGACCTAGTCCCCCGCGAGTCCATATGTGTTTTGAGAATTAGACCAGTTGCTCGGTTCTTAACTTCACCCTTACTACTGATCTTGTAATCCTCGAACCCATTGATAACCACCCAACGCTTCCGGCCAGGTGTGTAACCAATATCAACCCGAAGGTTCTTAACCGAGTTGTCGTCCAGCCGGTCTTTATGCAGCACTGGGAGATCTTCTCGGTATCCGGGCAAATACGCCTGAGCCACCAACCGACTCACGTATAACGTCTTAGCTACGCCCTTATGACTCAGACAAACGTAGCGCTGACCCTTACGGTTGGTTGACTGCTTTAACACTCTCCCGCTTTTGTGGTTTAGAATAAGACCCGTAGTGCTCACCATGTAGTTGGGGAACTCCGGAATAATACTCCAGACCAGTCCGTTAATCAACGTATTCAAATGTGAACCCCTTATGGCTGTGACGTTCGTCCCTTAGACACTTGAATACAGTACTATAGTCGCCCCCAATATGTCTCGCTGCGGTTCGAGCTGACTCGAACGTTAGGTTCTTTTCAACTATCTTTACGTGTCTCGGTTTGGGAGGCATCAGTTAGACGGACCCCAACCAATCAAAACACCTTCATCACTTTGAATCAACACAACCTCTAATTTCATACCTAATCGGCGCTCCATGTGCACCACGTTTTTCTTGATGAACTCGTCCACACTTAGGTTTCTGAATCCATCTCTAGAATTTCGTTTGATAGCTACCTGGCCTATTCTAGAAACAGGTAGCATCTGGATTAGGTCGTTAGGGGCCACTCGGAATATCCAGTTCGGTCGAGTTCTCAGCTTCCTTGATGGGGCGCCAAGTCACGAGGATATCCTTGCGGATCCGAGTCGTCGTGAAGTCCAGACTCGTGCGGTGCTCTCTGGCGCGCTGTCGGAGGATCTTCTCCACCTGGTTCAGCACGTCCTGCTGGTTTTGCACCTGAGAGATGATGAGATACGATCCAGTAAGACCCTCAGGAAGGGTGGCCTGCTGCATCTGGTCGGTGTTGATTGTCATACTACGACTCTCCATCTAATTTCATTACGGTGATTAAAATCCATCTCATACTCGAACTTGTCCGATCCGAGTTCTTTAGCTCTTGCAGCTAGAGCACGCCTAAAGATATCAGCGTCTTCTTGAGTGACGTCTACCTGTGAGAAGTGGTACGTGCCTGACGCACCCTCTCCCAGAATATCGCTAGGCGACGGGTCATCCTTCCAGGACTCCTGAAGATGCTTACTCTTGTGCTCTTCGCTCTTGTGGTCCAAGTAAAGATCGCAGACGACCCCAGACTTTTTTGGATGTGGCTTGTGGCACCACAGGCGGTTCACTTGGACTCGCCTCTCCTCGTCTTCCATCCTCATCCTCTTCTTTCTGAGCTTCAGGCTCTTCGGGGTTTATTGTGTAGATCTCGATATATACGTTTTCTCGAGAGCAGTTTACTACGGGGAAGCCCTCGAGTTTGTATACCGCGCGCTCTTTATTGATCTGCCAACCTGTCAAAATACCCGCGTGGGAGATTCGGCTCGAGCGATCAATACCGTTTTCGTCTTTGGTGTATGTCTGGACTAAAACGGGCTTACCGATGTTGTCGAACGTAAAGCCGTAAGGTGCTGTTGGTTCGTTCACTAGTACTTCTACATCGTCAGGAAATGGTGTGTCACCTTCGGCTGTCAAAGATCCGCCAATCCGCAATGAGTTCTCCGGTTTTGATGGACTCTTTCACGTCAACGTCCATATCCCACACCTTACCCATAGCCTGCGCTCGAGCGTCAAGTGCCTCAGCCAGAGGGTCTAAAGTACCTCCGGACTCCTCGAGCATCTCTTCGTTGATGCGGTAATGTCCACTAGTTCCTTCGGGTAGGATCACAATAAGATCGTGAATTTCGCCGTCGGGTGGGAATTGTCTAATCATTGTCGATTTCTCCTTTACTCAAATGGGTGAAGAAGTGCCAGCGCCCTCGGGTCGTCAGTATCAACGTCCTTAAGCTCTAGCACCTCAAGCAGCTTCTCCTGCTCACTGTTCATGATATAGCCGTAGCCAGCATAGATGATAGAGAAGTCTTCGTCCCAGCTTTCCGGGAATATCCGGGAACTAGAAGAGGTCGCATCAGCTCTATCCAGCATGGCTTCAATCTGGTCTGGCGACAGCACATCCCAGTTCGCAGGGTCCTTAGCCCACTTCAAGAAATGACGACGCTTACCCCACATCAGAGGAGTGTCTGTAATGCTAGACCACAGCACATACAAGTTCTTCTCTCGATTGGGCTTGACAATCATTCTACCCATTGCCACCACTCCAACCCAGGCGAATAGCCCGGACGAAGAAATAGACCGGGAACGATGATAGCGCCAGCGCCACGTTGATCTGGAAAAGGGACAACCAGAAAATTGACCATTCCATTATTACTCTCCTGAATCGTTGTTGTCGTGCTCGGTTTCGTCGGGCCCCACCACATCTACCCAAAGCGTGTCAGGCCGGAACTCAAGGCCTAGAATAAGGCGGTGGTGCCCGTTCCAGATACGTCCGTCGTTTCCGAGCTTGATTGGTGAGGTTGCGTCAGCGAATCCAAATCCTCGCTCACGAATGGTGTCGCGCAGCTTACCAGTCCGCACCCAGTCCCTGGTGAGGAGGTCAAGGCGCTCGTCTTCCCAGTCCCAATCGTGAGATCCAGGACGCCAGTTGTTCATGATGTAGTCGAACGGGACCTGCTGCAGTTCGTGCGGGTACTTGTGCTGGTTCATGACCTGAGCGACACCGTTGCGGATCGAGTCGAAATATGCCCGACGGTTTGCGTCATTTACCTGCTCTGCGATGACACGCTTCAGATCCGGCTTGAAGTAGTTCGGACCCTTGAGGACCTTACCGACAGGGAAACCGTCAAGCTCCTCCCCACGAGAAATGATTGGGAGACCGTCCAATCCGAGCTTGCTCATGTTGCTGAGCTGAACCTCATCAAAGCCTGGCTCAGCATCCAGAGCCATGAGGTCAATTGCGCCATGGGTCACGTAGAGAATATCGATCAGAGCATCATACTGCTCGACCATGTCGTCATTCGCAATTGCGACACGGAACTCTTCCAGCTCCTCTTCGATAAGCTTGATTCGAAGCTGTTTCAGGTGTTCGGGAATCGGCCGCGGTGACGTCGGTGTCTCAACACCATATGTCTGGTGAAAGGTGTGTACAGCCTTCTGCATCTTTTCCATCTAGTTCTTCTCCTTCTTGTTAAAAATGATTGGGATAGCGGGTTCCACAATGTGCCAATTGCGGTTGTTCCACCAAATATCAGGTTCCTCAACGAAGCGCTTACCCTCATAGATATCCACACTTACGCCCCCGTATCGACCCATACGAGTTCCGATCATTACTTCGAGGTCGCGATATAGCAGCACCGGCCAGCTACCATAGACGTGGCCATCTTCCTCAACTAAGATACGTGCTTTGTTCTCTGGCTCGGAATTCTCTAATTGACGTTTTGCCATCTAGTTCTTCTCCTTGTTTGTTACGCAATGTAAATGCACATACTTAGTTCCGGGTTTGAATGCGACATTGTTATCCGAGAAAAAAGCAACGGTTTGGTAAGCTACTAATTTATCGTCTACTGTGAAGGCGACCCCACAGCTTTCACAGTATGGCGTTAGTTTAGCTACATGGATATGGCCCATGCCGTGTTCGCTAAGACTCACGCTATGCAGCTTACCGTTATCGATCGTTTCGCTCATCTTCCTTATCCTTTAGCTCCTCAGTAATACACACATCACACCAACAAGGCCCCTGATCAAGTCTTCCGGTCTTTTCAAACCGTGCCATCTCGTCATGCCACACGTGTATAGTCATTGATCGCTTTCATACCAGAGGGTTTTACAGAGGATATGGCGGATAAATCCCAGATACAACCCGAGGCGCAATCCCAATTGAAGTACCAATCAAGATCGCGCCTCGCCTGACCATCAAAGGTCGGGATGATTATACCCGCATAATGCTGAGTGACCAGTAGCCAATCTATGCGAAGGTCTTGATAACCATAGTGTGTATCTTTCACTACCCCAAAAATCTCCTGAAAGGCTACCATGTCCTGATAGTCATTCAGATAGAGAATATCCGCATCCTTTGTAAGACTAACCGAGTGTTCATAGTGAACGTCATCATGGTAGTCTACGGTGTCCAGATAATCAATCCAGTCACCCTCCCCCTTGACGCTTACCCAAAACCCAACCGGCTTAGTGAAGGTACCCGGGTATTCTCGCTGTAAATACGTCCGGTTAGGGTCGTATGACATGCTAAGAACGTGAGGGTAGTGTTTGAGGTCCATTTTAGCTTAGGGTTCAACCGGCAGCAGAGCTACGCTGTTGTCGACCCACTCCGGAGAGTCTTCTCCAGGAGACTTCTGATCTGAAATATGATCTTCCTCGACAATAGCCCGCAAGAGCAGCAGGTAGTTGATGTGGTCCGTGATCTTTTCGTTCCACTCTTCCTCGGTATAAGACGCACCGGAGTGAATCATGTCATACAGAGAAATAGTGTGTTTGCTCATAAAACCAGCAAGAGCCTGTGCACGGGTCTCTGATTGAAGGTCGGCAGCAATACCGAAAAGACGAAGCTTATCTTCTCCAGCGTTGTAGTTACCGTTCTTCTTAGCAAGCAGATCTGTCGATCTCTTGATCTGCACCTCAACAATATCACCGAGGACTTCGCCGTTCATTCTTTCTCCTTGTATTCTAGGGTGTAAAAAAGACCATCTTTGTTTGGGACTGGACGCAACGAAACAATGATTCTATCGATCTCAGGTCTACCGAATCTGCGAGGACCCACCCAAACTGGTTCTTTTGTTTTGAGTTCTAGGATGGGCCACTCCGCTTCAGGAACAATCATTGTTTGAATACCTTCCGAGGTCTCCACAATAATCGTAACCTTAGCATACTCAGGGTTGGGGTGATGCGTCGGTGATTCAGTTTTGGGAGCCATTAGGGGTCGCTCTTCGTAATCGACCATCAGGAACGTTCCCCAATCTCCGCCAACCCTTGCTGAACCGAATTCAGCGCTCTGACAATTTCTGTTGCTGTGGCCTGACTGAGGTTAGCCTTCTCATCTATGTAACTGATGAGGTTCTCCCTGTCCGGGTCCTTGTAAACGATAGACCACAGACCGCTTCGATGTACCGAGTAATAGATTCTCACGAAGAAACCTTCCTAATACGACCGTCGTCAATCGCACGAAGAATATCGTACTCATCGTGCATCTTGGTTGCTCGACGATCCTGCGGCGGATTGAAAGGAATCACGCCGCGCGAAGTGAGACGGAATATACCACCAAGTCCAAGACGTTCGGTGAATGTGTACCAACCACTACCCTCATCCTGATGGAGTCTCATAAATACCGGATGATTGGCAACAAGGTAACCATCTCGATCAAAAGTCGAGACCGAAACGTTCTCCTCTGTTTCGTTTGGCGTTTCTTCACTCACGGAGCAACTCGTCCCTTTTCGACAAACGCCTGCTGAGTCAGGGGCATGAGCTTCTTAAAGTGTTCCTCGACCTTCTGAGCACCCCACATGATCTCGCGCTGAGGATATGACCGCACGAGGCTGTCGTCGCTCTCAACCCGAAGGCTCAGGAAGTTCATCATGGATCGAGCGTTGGTTGTCCAGTACATCTGCGAATATAGATTCAGCGGAAGATCTTCGCGAGCAACTTCGTTGGCAATACCGTCTGCCAAATCAGCCTGGTAACTTGCCCAAGCAATCTCTGCCGTATTCTTCTTACGAGCCACATGCCGCGCATAGACCTCTTCGGATGCCGGAATCATTTCGGGTCGCATCTTCGTTCCGACATTGATCATCGCACGGTCACGAGGCGTAATATAGAACTTAGGCTGCATCTTGGTGTAGCGACCGGACATCTCGTTGTATGAGGAAATGCGGTGACGCTGCCACTCACGGAAGACGAACAGTGGGGCCTCGATGAAGAAGGTAAACGCGTTATGCTCGAATGGGGATCCGTGACGACCCGCCATCAGCGCCGCGATGAAGCGATCTACCTTGATCTCGCCAGCAAGATATGCCGCGACGAGTTCTTCGACCTCCGTCTCACCCTTCGAGCTGACCTGAGCTGCCTGCACCACAAACTCATCCGCAGCCATGGCACGAACAAGCTTTACTGTAATATCACTTGAGAACTCAAGCTGGGTTGTTTCTTCTGTCATCAATTCTTCTCCTTTTGGTACAAAGTGATCTCTAGGCGGTCGACCATAAATACTTGCAGGACACGGGTAAATAACATTCCAGGGGTGCCACATAGCATCTGCCGTCTTGATTAATTCCTGCCCGCAAGCAGCACAAGTGCCAACTTCTGCTTCACTAGACATGTATGTCATGCGTCGTCTCACATCCACCGCAGTAAAAGGTCTTGCCATCATCACTGACTCGACCCTCAGGGTGACCGGGGACACTGCACTGATACACCGGTTCAGTTTCAATGTCGAACTGGCAGACAGCGTTACCGTTCTGAATGGTGACTGCCGGATATACCGTAGGAACCCCATCTTTGATGCACTTGACGCACATCAGAATAAGCGCTCCATCTCGAGTCTGTTTCATCCAAGACGGGTCGTCTTCTGCAATGAGTCCAGCCATTAGATCGGCTCAAACACCTTGTAGAACAGCGCTCGACTGATGGTACCCACGGTGTTTTCGTCGAATCGGACAATATAGTCGTCAGTCGTGACCAGCGCAATACCAGTACCGGTCTCGAGCCAGAGATATACCCAGTCGCTACCGTCGATCTTGTCGCCAAGGATCGATCGGATCTGACGGCTCTCCACCATGTCGATCAGCCACTGAGGCTTGTGATCAAAGGATACCGGGTCACCAGGCTCGCTTGCTCGAAGCTGGACGGCCTCTACCGTGACCTTCTCTGAACTGATGTAGTACTTGGGGGTGTCTGTGTTAGTCATGCGTTCTCCTCGTTATCCGCAGCGGCTGCCTCGCGGGTCTTCTTGTCGTTGCCGACAATATACAGGGTCTCGAACTCGTCCTCGTCAAGGACCGCCAGTCGGTTGTTCTCGTAGAAGACGTAGTCGCTAAGGTGCGCGTGCTTGACTCCATCGAGAGTCGGGACTGCCAGAGTAACCAGATCGGCGTCCATGTTGTAGATCGCACCAGCCTGGTCGTCGGTGATCGGGGCTCCATCGTTACAGACGACACCACCTACCGTGATTGCCACGTCAACAAGGTTGTCAACGTTGAGCTGCGTTCCCTCAACAAAGAGGTTGCGGTTGAACTTCTTAAAACCCTTACGTGATCGTGCCATTTTCGTACTCCTTAAATAGTAGGGCAGCATAGTCTGATGCCCATTGTTGTGGTACCCCAGTCAAGACCTTTGGGCGGTCTTGCTTACTAACTACGCGTACAGATAGCCCCTGGTCTTTCGCGTGAGCTATACTCTCAGCTAGCAGCCGGTTTTTCCCCATACGTCTCGGTGCGTAGCTATAACTACCGGCCATCAGGCTGCCACCTCGCGTGTCCAATTAACCTAAGTTCGTACATATCATCGGGGTCCCTAAGTTGCTTGGAATGAACCACTCGGAAATATGCAGCACCAGTTGGACCGTCTGTCTTAATCAGAAGAAGGTCGTTTACGTCGATGCCCCTTTGATGAAAAGCTAACGCAGTATATACCCCCTCGTTGACTTTGTGCCAACTGGCTATCGAGTGCCCCCAGCCTGGATTACGATAGTCAATAACCTGATGACGTTCCTCGGGTTCTAATAGCTCAGGTTCATCCACTACCGTTGGTGTAGCTTTTGCCCGCTTCTCGGCAATCAATGCTAATACTATAGCAACGACAATCACAAAGAATAAGACGGTCACCCAATTTATATGCCAAATGTCCATTGTTTCTCCTTTCAAGAAAAACGCCCACAAACGCAAAAACTCAAAGCACTTGTGATACTCACAAAGACAGGGGCGGACACCCGTCGACTGATGCCCGCCCCCTGCCATTGTTTCTGAGTTATTACTTACGTACTACATCGTCCTCACCTCCCGGCTCGCTGGCCGCTTTCTTTAGTAAACCACGTGCGACCCACGTGGTATCTCATCATTTAATCAGCATAATATGTCCAGTGACTACGTTGAAGTGGTGATCAAGCAACGACAACGGTTATCAGTCCTCGACTTCTATATAAGCGACCTTAACTCGGGATGCCAAGCATCTACCAAGCGTACAACTCCTAGGGGCTTTTTTTAATATCTCCTGTCTCTTTCAACAGGTGCATAGGGCGTTGCTTTGAAAAATCAGATTGTCAGGGGCTTTTGTATCCGGTCCATTTAAACCGGTGCATGGCAATAAGATCCAATCAGGTCAATACGGTGGGCAGGGATTCTCGTCCTCCCTTGATTTACTTACCGAGTGAAAGAACCACTGGTACCCACCCGCTCTGAGCCTAAATTCTGTTTAGAGTCGCTCAGACGACTTGTCACTATGTTGCTCTAGATATGTGATTGCCTTAGTCATCAATTCAGTCGAATCCTTGAAGTGACCAAGACCGACATTGCAGTGAAAACAAAGCAGCTGACGAACCTTACCGGTAGCGTGGTCGTGGTCGATGTAATACTTCTCGCGGATGTCTGTGCCGGATATAGGACACACCCACTCTTGAGCCTCGCCCATAGCTTGCACCTGTTCGGGTGTGACGCCATAGCGATCCATCATCTTCCATTGCTTTTGGTAAGCTTTGGATTCTTCACTATCGGCGAACTTACCACCTTCGCAGGTCATGCAGAACGTTCGTGGCATGAGGCCGTTCTTAGTACTCATCCGGAGAGAGAACTCGGTTTCAGGTTTTTCAATACCACACCGACTGCACTTTTTCAAGTTCACCAATATACTGGAATCCTATTCTTTAGTAATTCTTCGCTCCCTCAATAGCCCAATCGAGAAGGGCATCCAGATCGTTTGAGATAGCCTTGATAAAACCGACCGGAGTCTTAGGATATACCTGGATCTCGTAGATGTCAAGAGACCAGTCGATCTCGCCAACCTGATCGGGATATATACCATGCTCCTTGCCGGTATAGTATTCCTTGGGGTCCTCATAAAACCCACGCGGTTCGTTACAGCCAAGAATATATGACGCCTTAGTGAGCTTAGCCAGCTCGAGGAACTTATCCATTCAACTCCGCCTCCAGGGTCCCCGCGATCTGCCTACGAGCAATACCCCTAGCCCATCCAGCCTGGTATCCACTAGTGCCGTTCTTCTGGTGGAACTCTCGGATGTTCTCGGGCTCCTCAAAGTCGGGCTGGTTGATATCCTCACCTAACTCGACATAGAGGGCTGCAAGCTCAAGAGCGATAAGGATGTATCCCCATCCCATGGCCTGGTTGTCGAAGTCGTCTTCCTTCTCACGATTCTTAGCCAACACCTTTTTGGCCCATTCAGGAAGCTTGTTTTCCCGCTCAGTCCATTCGGCTCGGTGGCTATCAGCGTATTCAGCACTCTTACGCTTATTTTCCGCAACAACCTCTTCGTGCTGACGTTCGATCTCCTGATCACTCTTATGGTTGTACCATGTGCCCTTAAAGAGCCAACCGGAGACGTAGTTACCTCGAGTCTCAATAGTGTACTCGTCGCCCACCTGCATGAGTGGGGCGAGTTCTTCCGGAGCCAGAGCCGTCCAGCCATCTTGACCGGTGATTGTCCGATTGACTTTGGTCTTGACCCAATCGGTTTCGACGGTACGGTTAGTGTATGTTTCTTCCATCGGTTTCCCCTTTCAAGAGAATATGTTACAGGTCTTTTGCTTTGAGCTTAGCCATCCGACCGTCAGGGTGATGCCAAACGACACCTTCCATGCTATCCAGAGTACACAGAATCTTCAGCAAAGCGCAAACGTCTAGCGGATTTAAAGGTTTTTCGAGATCCGTAAGTACGGGAGCTTCAGAATGCTTAAGAAGGTAATGCACTCCAAAATGATCAGGGTTGCCGTTGATCTTAGGACCAATAAGCTCATACGTACCGGGCTCAAAAGATGTGGGTTTAACGGACAAAGCTTCGGTATGGAACTTGGCGAAGGGCGATTGCTCGATCGGTTCCCAACCCTGTTTCTTTCCAGTAACCTCGTCGAACGTAACTGGAACAAATGAGGGCGGGTTAAGCTTTCCTGCCTTTACTTCACGTCGTGCCCACCAGGAACCTTGTGTATCAAGCATAACACAGGTTCCGTCCCACTTGCGGGTTGGAACACCCTCCCCGGCGAAGACCCACTCACATCCAGGGGTTACTTCAAGAAGTACTTTTGCTCGGTTTTCGGGGTCTCGTACAAGTGCGGTTGGGATTTTTTCCATCGGTATCTCCTTTCAAGAGAAAAGTTTAAGGGTTTGTCAGAGGAAGTGTCATTTTAGCTCGTCGATCATAATATGCCACATCCCACCAACTATCAATTTTTTGCTGACTGTGTCCTTGTTTCTTAAAACGTTCAACATAGTCTGCGTACGATTCGTTTTTTAAGGCTTCCCAAAAAGTATCCACAAGGTTCTCCTTTCAAGAGAATATAGTTGAATATCAGCACGCATGACCGGACTTGAACCGGCGACCGGAGGCACAGGCCTCCAACTCTACCACCTGAGTTTACATGCGCCACCCCGGAGGGATTGTTTAATTGTACTCCGAATATCCCGCTCAGAACCATTCGTGACCCAGTGCACTGAATCGATACGAGGTTCAATCAATATTGCGGGTTGCTTGAGCTTGCTGATAATAACCAGGTCCCTCAAGCGATCGTCACGACATTTGGGCGTCCACGAACTCTTACACGCGTGTGTAAGCCTAGCCAATCCGATTAAGGACCAGCTGGTGCCCCCACTTGGATTCGAACCAAGGGTCTACGGATTAAAAGTCCGCAGCTCTACCGCTGAGCTATAGGGGCGTATGTACCGACTCGAGACATTCCACGTCTCCCTACGGTTATGAAGCACCGGCCTATCTATAAGTACCCGGATTATGTGGCAAGATACTACGCTTCTTCATAGTTGTTAAAAATAACGGCTAAGGAGTTTTACTAGTATTCTCCTATGGCAAATCTGGATGCTTCAGGGGCATCGCTAGCTCGCACGCACGCGAGCCGCATCACACACCGTCGATGTAATGGAGTAGTTTAATGACCAATTTACTCAGGTCGCAATATGGGTGCTTTTAAAACGTCATCACCATGATCGGACGTTCAAAAACTAAAACACCGTGTGAGGGTGCATTAGTTTGGATACTACTTGGTGAGGATGAGTGGTTCGTAGTGGCCGATGGCACGATCGAGGATGTTCTGGATCTGGTACTGAGCGTCGCGTACTGTGTGCATTGCTCCGGGAACCGGGTCCAGGTTTACCTCGAGGGTGAATACTGCTTTACTGGAGTCCATGGGGATTCCTTTCAAGTGGGTGTCATTATAAGGCGTGTAATTCTTGCGAGTGTAGTACGACTAGTGGGACTCGAACCCACACTTTGTTGATTTTAAGTCAATCGCCTCTGCCATTGGGCTATAGTCGCATGGAAGGGGTCTAGAATATGAACCCTAGACCCCCACTAGTTACTTGCGCTTGACCGGCGGTACCAGCGTGTAGATGTTGAGGAACTCGTCCTTGCCAACATAGAACGTGTCATCCGCGGCCTTGTAGACGAAGTCGCCAACACGAGCTGCACGAATACCCTTGGGGGTCTTGACGCGAACTCGGTGGTCGAAGACATCCTTGGTCTTCTTGTCGTGGGACGAAGCAGCCTCGCCGCCAACCCACTCTGCGACATCGCGGTAGTTCTTCTCGGTCACCTTGACCGCGCGGACCTCTGCGAGGGGACCGTTACCGATCTGGTTAGAGCTGTACTTCTTAGTCTTGAAACCCATCAGTTTATCTCCTTGTTAAATATAGCTGCAAGGTGCAGCCAGGACGTACTCCATATGACAAACACATGCCATACAGTTCTTGCAGGCCCGCAGGCCAATTTGAATGCTCAGAACCTCGTGAGATTCATGAATATCCACTAGAGCCTCGGCTTACCAAAAAGGCTCGGGTGAATACCGCGTCGGTGCGTCATTTCGGGACGACTCTCGGGAATATCATCAGGCGCGTCTTCTGGCAGAACTACCTCGTCAAAGGTAGCCTTTGGTTCAGAGCCTCGTACAGCTAGCCCCTCGCCAAACCGGGGGTCGACCTTCCGCGCGTTATGCGGGAGCCGGTGACCATATTCCTCATAGTTCTTAGCCATGTAGGCCTCACTACGAGCAATGTATTCCTTGGAATCGATCTCCTGCGTCACATATTCCCCGACCATGGCCTGCTGACCCTGACCGATAGTTGGAATAAGGACATAGGTGTCTGCCGGATCATCGTTCATGACCGCCCGACCACCACACCAGATAGCTACCTCTTCGGCATTCTCGTGGGTTACCTGGACGGCCAGCAGGTTTTCGTTACCCTTGGGACGATATGTGCCTACTTGGATACTCATGGCTTGACCTCTCGGTATCTCTCGGTGATCTCGCCGTTCCGAAGAATGAAGAAACCTCGAGACTGCTTGTAGCAGATCCATTCACTGGAGTATGGACTGATTTCTCGATCAAACTCGTCAAGAATACCAATGGCCTCGATCGCTTCAGAACCGTCTACGTTTTCATACGGAACAACATTCCCACCCTTGGACTTAATCCATTGGATGATATGACGAACCTCTTCTTGGTAGTCCTCGAGATTCGTTTCCTTTGTCTTTCGAGGCCACCGCATTGCTTCAATCTGCTGCTCGTCAGGAACGAACGTTCGTGCTACGGGGACAGTCAAAACTTCTCCTTTCGAATATAGAGGCGCGAGAAGTCTTCATGATTCACAACTTCAAACCCCTGCTTGGTTTTGACGAGCCAATCACCAACATCAAGCTGGTAAATGGTGTCGCCCATGGTGAAAGACATCGTATCGATACCGAAGAGATGCATTTCTCCATCATGATCGAGAACCCATCGAGCTACTGCTCGTGCACGCTCTTCGAGATCCTTGAAAGCGATCTGCTCCTCCGGGTCGGAGAAACGAATAGCCTGAACCTCTTCGATCGTGGGAATATAGGTCTGAGGTTCAAACGCGCTCATTATCCGACACCTTCTGGAACTGCGACTGGAAGACCTCGTCACGAGCGCAGGTAATATCCCCGTCCTCGGTAACGTAGATCCAGTCACCCACCTGGAGATCCCAGCTACCCATATCCGTCACGATGCGGATGCGCTCAGGCGAACCGGTGAACTCGAAGGCTTCCTTGATGTTGTTGAACTTGGTGATGCCACCAATCTCCTGCGTCCAGTTGGCCGATGCGCCGCGCTTGCGAGCCCACTCCATGATCGGAATAGCTGCCATCTCGCCACCAAGGAACCGGTGAGCGGGAATCGACACGGCAGGCCGTCGGTGGACCTGGATGAACTCAAGCTTTTCGTTGGTCAATTCTTCTCCTTGTATCGCTTCATCTGCTCGTCATTATAGACGGTCCACCATGGCCCACGACGATTCTCACCTTCGCCAGGGTTAGGATCATGGAATACCCAATCACCAATACCTGCCTCATAGTGGTATCGTTCAAGCCGAATATAGACCTTCTTCTTGGCATCGGGCTTACTCGGAACGTCCTCTTTAACGACTGTACCACCGCACCAGAGTGCGACAGAAGCGAGGTTCTTCTTAGTGACCTTAACCGCCTGGAAAGGCAGAATATCCCGAACGAACTCGGTATAGACTTCAGCCATTATTGATCTCCTCGTACTTTTGGAACATGTCTACTTCATTCATGCCCTCGTAATATCCGTCGGAGTCCTTGATGATCCACTCCCCGGGTTCCGCAACAGAGGCGGTTGCCTTGTCGTCGGGATTTCTGATGATGAAGCATCGGTACTTGTTACGCACCATGTGGGACTGGACAATGCCCTTCTGGATGGCCATCGTGATCCAGTCCGGATATGCTTCGAGAGCCAGGAGATCGTTGTCGTCCCAGATAACCTTGACTGCCTCAGCCTCCACCGGCTTGGAACGCAGCTGCTTGACCCGCATTAGTTGTCCTCCCGGAACATTGCACGATATGATTCGTCATCAAAGACGTGGATGTGACCAGTTCGAGGACTATGGATCAACCAATCGCCAACGGAGACCTGATCACCAGCGGCGGGTCCTCGTACTACCAGATATGTGGCATCGCCTTCACGAACATAGAGAATAATGCCCTTTTCAATAGCCCCACGAACCCATTCGATGTTGGTTTCCTTGAGTTCATTGAAGTTGTTGGCAATATCCTTCACCTGGACTGCTTCGAACTTAAGCGGACGATACTCTACGCTCCGCGGCTGCTGAAAAACTGTTACCATCGATCTATCTCCTTTCTACTGCTCTTCGTTGATGCGCCAGTAAAGGCGTTCAAACTCCTCGAGAGGATATACCGTGTACGTTTCCTTCTCTCGGTCACGTACGATCATCATCTCGGGAAATGCCTCAACGTGCTCATGAGTGGGCAGGGGTACCATGACATAAGCGTCACCGGTACCCCCATTGGTGCGAAGAGCGTATCCTCCACACCAGTCAGCCACCTTACCGGTGTTGACCTTAGATACCTGGACCGCCTCGACCAGGATTTCATTTGGGCGATAGACGCCGATATCGAGTGCCATTAGTCCTCTCTCACAACAAAACCCGGAGGAACTGCCACGATAGTGAATTCACCAAGATAATCGGCGGCTTTGTCGGGGACATCAATGCCCTGAATATAAGGCGCACGAACCGGATGGTTTTCGCCTTCCTCAGAAACAGTTTCGCAGCAATCGCTACAATGACCGTATACTTCCATCCAAACAAAACGATCATCAATGACATCTTTAGTGAATAGACCCTTTACCTTTGACATCACAAAGGTGTTTACTGGCAGTTCCTCCAGTTTCATCATTTCCTTTCTTCAAATACTAACTTGAGTAATTCAACAATAAGCCAGATGGTGGAGATGCCCAGCATGACCAGGAACACCAGCCCACCCGAATCACTATCACTCATCGCGAGCTTGTTCCATCTTGCGTGTAATATAGGCGGGTAGGGCAATGAAGCCGTACAGTAAGCCCATAGCCAGCAAGACGGCTAGCCCCAGGACGATCGAGAAGAACCCCAGGAAACCAAAACTGACGACTGCCATGAATATCTCAAGCAAGCTCTTCTCGCTTCTTAGCTCGGTGTTCCTTTGTCCAGGATATAGCGTTCTTGGTGAACACAAACGAATACGCAACCGCAGCGAATATGAAGCCCCACTGCTGGGTAACGATGGCGTATGTAAACCAGAGAACCTGGCAGGCGAGATTGATGTACCATGACCACCAAACCCGCCTGCCAGCCAGGAAGAAGCCCGAGAGCCCCACAATCGTGAGGATATAGGACCACGCCTGATCCATCATCGGAAGGTCGGACCACCCGTGTAAGGCTCGTCGCCCTGGTACGGCTCATCACCCATGTAAGCTTCGTTCGGCTCGGCGTTAACCATGACCGCCTGCTTTGCGCTACCCAGGTCTTCCATATCCTGGTACTTGATGTCCAGCTCGCTCTCGACCATGGTCAGGAACAGCTGCTTGAGGTAAGTGGAGACACCCTGCTTACCGTTCATCTCGTAGCGACCCGGCGTGATGATGAGGTCAACATTCTCAATCTGAACCCAGTCGAGAATGTTGTACTGCTCAGGAGGGAGTGTAGTCTTACCCTTACCGGTCACCAGGACACACGTGGGAGGGAAAGGACCCTCGGGGTAAACCTTGACCTTGAGGAATGCCTGACCCTCAGTGAGACCAGCTGCAGCGTCCTCATCACGGAGACGCATGTTCTTGACGTTCCAGCCGTCCTTGGCCATCTGGGCCGCGATCTCAGGCTCCAGGAAAAGGAGGAAGTTGCGGTTCCCCTTGTTGTTATACAGCGCTTCCTTGCCCTCGAAGTTCCGGAACATGATCTTGGCGTCCGTGAACACCGCGGGCTTGGGAAGCTTGATCTTGTCGACCATTAAATATCTCCTGTTTACGTGTTAGATACGTGTTAATTCAGTGTAGTGGTCGTTCCACGGAGACCAAACCGCTGGATAAATATCCAGTATTAAGGTGTAAGGCGACTACTTACGAGCGAAACGACGCCCGAAGATCAGCGCCAGGATACCCATGAGGAGTGCACCAGAGCCCACGACCAGAATAACCGGAAGGTTCTCCGCACCAGTCACAGCCAGGTCACCGTTGTCGCCACTGCGGTTAGCAGAGGGCTCAGAGGTGTCAGACTCGTCCACCACGACCGGAGTAGAAGGTGTAGGTGTGGGCTTGGGGGTTTCCTTGACAGGGCACTCCTCCGCCGTTACTGCACGGGTCTTCGTCTCGTCCTTGGTCACGGTCGGCTGCTCGTTCTTCACCCAGACATTGTTGATCAGAGTGTGATCGTAATATCCCTCGCGCACCGTGTCAGTGACGAAGCCTTTGTCGCAGTCCGGCAGGTTTGCCGAGCTGTCAGCCCACGGGATGTTTGCAGGCTTTTCCGGAACCACAGGCTCGCACTTCTCACCAGTGATCGTCTTGAGGTAGTAGTCGTGCGGCTCGAGAGAGGCGTCATCAGCAGAGCTGTTCAGCTTCACGAGGGCGTCGTACTTGGCCTGGTCCTCTGCATCACGAATCCAGTACTTGTCGAACTGAATACGAATGACCTCTTCACACTTCACCACAGGAACGTAGTCACAGTCGGTGCTGACACGCGTCTGGGGCCAATCTGAGGCGTTTTCAGGGAAGTTGTCTACCGTGTACGTGGCGCAAACCTCCTTGACCTCAAACGGAGGCTCAGTGACGACCGGGGGTTCTTCCTCAGTCCGACACTTCGTCGGGTCGGAAGAGTTGTACTTGTTGTCCGTCCAGTCGACCTGCACCATGACGCACTTGGCATCGGTCTTGAAGGAATATGACGTAGCGTCACACAGAGCGTGGCCGTTCTTGGGCTGTCCCTCGTGCTCACTACACGCGATCTCCTGAGAGGGCGTGATGAGCTTGACTTCGGAAGCATCCGCGGAGGCCAGGTCGATCGTCCAGACTCCCTCGGAATATGACAGAGCCGTAACTCCGTTGGCGGGCAGAACCGTGTCCTGCGTGGTTGCCATTGCGGGAGAAGCAGAGAACCCCAGGATAAGGGCCACCGCTCCCACAATCAGCATGACGTGCTGTTTCATCAGTTTATCTCCTTGTTGGGTGTTACGAGAGGTTCTTCGGAGCAGGGAGCTTGCGAAGAATATCATCCAGGGATGTTGCCGGGATGTTGGGGCTATCCCTGACGGCTTTACCGATCATCTGCATCGTTACCCAGTACTTAATTCGCACCGGGAGTGCGTAGCCGATTTTTGCAGCAGCCCAGTCACGGGTACGACGGAGTCGCTCCGCAAAGGTCATAGCGCCAATCGTCCAGATAGTCTTGAAACGCATAGGTACCTCCAGTTGGGGTTTAATTAATAGGCTGTAGTTATCACTACCCAAACTCATATCCTTAGCGAAGTCGGGGTCTGTGATAGTTCCGGTAACGTACATACCGTCTTGGCGTGACTCAACAGCTTCTACCACACCAACAATATCACCATTGGGGCCTTTGATTGGCCAGGGGATCGCTTTCATCCGGTCGGCTCATCCGTTGCGTAGATCTCTTCCCGAATATCGGTAGGGAGTTCGTTGTTGATGAGTGGTATGCCAGCTCGCGCAGCAAAGACAACCTCAAAGATTTCACCCTGAATAGCTTCAAGAATCTTATGAGTATTCATTAGACCTTTGTTGTTTGCGTCGATCTTGATGATCAAAGACCCATCATCTTTAAGCTGAGCCGTGCCAAGAAGCTCGCCATTACCAACAAATCCCAGTCTGACTGATACTACGGGAATCTGAGAAGTCGGGTGAGGATCTTTCAGATATGGCGGTACGTTGATTCCGTCTGTCATGCTTTTCTCCTTACTCAGGGCCGAACATTTTGTCAAGTACCTCTTTACAGGTATCACAAATAGTCCGTCCAGCCGGATCGACCTGACTCTTCACAACCTTCCCGCAGAGTGCCGTCATGGGCTTGCCCTCGAAAAGGTTGTCGCTGATCGACTTCTTACTGAAATAATGCTGAAACCGATCATGGTCTCCGTCGTTGGTGACGGCGATCTTCTCGTCGACCTTCTCCATGACGTCACTCATAGTTACTCCTTAGGATTGAATATCTTACCGGTTGCGAACCATATCGTTCTTCAACGATCCATACCAGCTGTGCTCTTCGAGAGTCACCCCACAAGCATCGCAGCGACCACGAGGCTCCAGTGGTAGATCAAATAAACCTTCACACTCTTCCAACTTGGTATCTCCTAGTCTCAATGCCAGCCTTTTCCGCCAAGTCGGCAGTGTGACGGGCGCCTTTGCTATTATCTTTGATGAATGCCAGACAAATATCAGCACCCAGGGCTACCATCTCAGCGTTCCGACGGTAGCCCGCAGCCTTGCCATAGTTCGCCCAATCGGCGGGGTGACGCTCAACCGTACTACCGAAGTTGTCTTCCCAGATTCGTTCCGCAATATAGTCAGCCCCGGTGGGACACTCACCAGAGACCAGAACAATCTGATCAAAGTTGAGTGTCCCAGCCACACGAGTTGTTGCATCTAGTAGTGCGCGGAATATGACATCAACATCATCCCAATCCCGAGAACCCGTGATCAGAATACGCTTGGTCATGCCGCCAGAGCCATTTCTGAAGGACGCTCCATACTGTCAGAAATAAACCAGTCGAAGTCGCCATACTGAGAAATGTTGTTGACAGCAGCATCGACGAGCTTCTCGAAGTACTCCATGTCAATCAGGTCTTCCTTGTCGTTGGCCAAGACAATATCTGCCTCGAGCCAACCGAATCCAGAAGTTCCAGGAACCTTGTAATCCTTGTCGTCCTGGGCACGAACAAGATTGCCGCCACCGTTTTCAGGCTTGATCGGGCAGAAGAGCCCGGCCTTACCAACAAAGTGTCGCTTCTCCTCGTAGAACACCATCGCGTCGTCCACATTCGAGAAGTCGAGATACATGGTACCCTTCTGCACGAACTTGGGCTCACACCGATCACGGAAAGAAATAGCTTCCTTGCTGAACAGGTGCTTGAAGACGTACGGCTGCTGGAACTGAGCGCCAACGGCCTCCCAGTGAGCGGGCTTGCGTCCAGCACGCACCTTGGCGATGTAGACGGCGTCGTTAACGAGCGTCATCTTGTCGTAGGTGGACTCGTGCTCGAACGTGTAGCCGTAGTCGTTACCGAAGTTCATCACGAAGTCGATAGCCTCCTGATCAGCGTCTGCGATCTTGATGGAGTCAGTCTTGATGTGAATAACCTTGTAACCGGCCTCCTGAACAGCGTTCTTCAGGTCGATCATGAACAGAGCACCGCGCTTGGCGACGATATTGTCCTTGTTACGCGGATCCCGGAACGTATTCGGGAATGTAGCTGCAGTCAGACCATACACGATGTTGATCACAATCTTCAGCGCATAAGAAAGCGCCTCGGAATCGTTCTCGTCCGTGAGATACTTGGCGAGCTTTCCGTCAAGGAGCGTCTTGGCCAGCTCGTAGTTGTTGTGCTTGATTGCCAGTCGAGCAGTCTTGATATCCGAGTAGTTCTTTGTGTACTTCGTGCCAAAGAGGTTGAGCACCTCAATGGTCGTCGGGTGCATAGACGCAATATCCAACACCGCAACGTTTGTGTACATACCCGGCTCAGCGTAGACGTAACCACCCTCACTGGGGTCCTCGCCACGGTACTGACTCTTCCCCTTCTTGACCATCGGGTCGAAGGTGTAGCCGACAAACTGCTTAGACAGGTCAGTGTAGACGAACTGATCCTGCGGCGCACGGTTGCCCTCGAAAATGATCTTGGACGCGTGGTTCTGCGTGGTCGAGTTGACCGGCAGTCCCGAAAGGTCCGCAAGCACCTGGCGAGCGATGAAGTCCTGCTTACGAGACTTGTGAGTTGCCTCAGTCGCCTCGACATCGTTCACACAGTAGTCGACAACCTGCTCCCACATTTCCTCAGGGACTGGCTCCTCCCAGGGGAGGCCAAGCTCCTTGTGAGGGATGTTAAGGTCGATCTCGTACTTCTTCAGGCTCTGCTTGAGCGAGGTGTAGTCGTAAATATCCGCATACGAAAGCTCGTAGGCAGACGGGAACGACGCGTTCGGAACGCCCTCGATGAGCTTCTGGCTGAGCTTGTAGAGATCTGCCACGCTCATTCCCTGATACGCACCATACAGGATATGGTTGTCATACCGGCGGTTGTTGAAGCCAACCAGCTTATGACGGAGAAGCTCTTCGACCTTGACACGAGACGGGTTGATCATCCGTACCGTAGTCTCAGCATCTTCGAACTTCCAGCAAATAACGAAGAGGTTAGGGAACACCTCAACGTCAAAGAACACCAGTGGCTCCTCTACCGGAATCTCCGGCGGGTCTGCTTCCTCATTGCGCTCAACCGGCGACGTAAATCGCATTTGCTGAACGGTCATAAGTGCGGCAAGTGACTGGTTGGAACTGCTGTTCGCGAAGGCGATGATCGCATTTCGCATATCCGTCACGTCATACTTGAGGCCCGAGTCATAAGCGTCATCGAGGATCTTCTTGATGAAGTCCACGCTCGACTTAGTACCCGGATGGATCTCCTTGTTCAGATTTCGCTGAATAAGTGATCGGAGTCCCACCTCACTCTTGACGTTCTGTTCATTCATCAATTCTTTTTTCTCCTTTAGCGGCAGCCCACTATTCAGTGTTGCAACCGGCACGTTATTAGCTTTTGACAGCTTTCTTCGCAGGGCCAGGTTCCCGGTAAACACCTTGACCTCAATGCCCGGAGCGAAGTCTCTTCCAAGCTCTGATACGTCCCCGGTGTAATTGTAGTGGAGATGGATACCTGCACCGGATTTACTGAACTCGGCATAGGTGACTGGCCACTGACTGGCTGCCTCGAGGTTGAGTTCTGCTGATTTCTTTCCATCTTCACCCGTAATGTCGAAGTCGATCACGACATGGTTTTCAGGGACCTTGACGTAGTGCTCTTTGGACGTATCAATCTCTGTGAGAATAGTGCTGACGACCTGATTGGGCTTCGGTGTAAACTTCTTCCCATTTTTGTCAACACGCTCTTCGTCCGTCCAATACAGCTTAGGCGTACCGGCGGCCGTTGAGTATTGCGCAGGCATGTTCGCGAACTCGCTGTCGAATATAGACTTGGTCTCATCCAACACTAGCGAGAACACGGGCTCATCTTCAATCTGCACCTTAAACTTGTCTTTTCTGAAGCCCGAATACCAGCTACGGACACGGACGTCATCGACAACAGTGCGCTCCTCGAAGTTCTCGAAGTAGTTTGAAAGCTCTTCACGGAACTTGTGTCGAGGAAGGACCCAGTCGACGTTGGTCTCCTTGCAGTATTCCTTGTACAGATCATACGCCTGGACGAGGGTGACACCGTCTTGGGTGGAGAATACGTCGTAGTAGTCCTCGATGAAGTTGTAGAACACGTCCGTCTGCAGCATCATTTCTACAGGACGGTAGTGCTCATAGAAGTCCTTACCCATCTCACGATATACTTCAAGGCAGTACGCAGCAATAGCGCCCAGCTCAAAATCGATCTGTGACATGAGTGCCTGATATCGTCGAGCGCTGATCTTCCGGCCTGACGGCTGGACATCGATCAACCTTCGAATGATACCCGACTTTGCATCTGAGATCTTAACTGGCTTGTTAGTTCCCAGAATACAGAAGGCGTTGATCGTAATATCGTAGGCAGACTTGAACTTCTCATTAATCTGCATCTGCTCGTGGGACGTGACCGAGTTAAGACGGGTGTTATCGTCAATCTTGGACAAGTCACCATCGTGCTGGACCGCAACCAAGGGGTTGTTGCGGAAAGCCTCCAGCGAGAACGCACTATTCGCTTGACCCAGAGCCTTAGCTTCGAAGGTTGCGAAATATCCCGTAAACAGCGCGAGAATGATGTTGATGATGGTGCCCTTACCGGACCCAGGAGGGCCATACAGCACCAGGAACTTCTGGATCGTCTTAGAGTCCCCAGAAACAATAGCGCCGATGGCCCATTCGATCTTAGCCCGCTCTTCTGGATTGTAGAGCGTAGATATGATCTCATCCCAAGCCAGGTGCTCCCCCTCAGCCAGAGGATATGGAAGTCGCTTGCTGACGTAATCTGTCTTCTTAACCTCTGAGTTGCTGAAGGTCAAGTTCTCGTCCAGTTCGTGCGACGAGTCAGACATATGCGTCATGTAGTTCCGAAATTCGCGCCACACACCCGAGCTGTAATTGCCCATGGGTTTGACACGAACCTTGGCACCCTCATTGCGCTTCTCGACTTTCTCTTTGTACGCCCAAAGATCTTCATCGACAAGTCGCTGCACGTCATATTCGTCCGTAGACCAGAGCCCCAACTTTTCATCCCAAACAGCATAGAACTGCTTGCTTCGAATCATCAGATCCTTAGATCTTGCGACTTTGAAGTCAGGATATAGCTCGATGACGTCGACTTTTTCTTTCGTCTGTGTTTGCTTCTCTACAATTCGATAGAAATCCACTTAACCTCCTTTCCGCAACTCAATATGGTCCGTTTGCCACCGCGTCGCCCTCGAGGACATACGTTGACATTTGATGCCACAGTTCTACTCTTCTTTGGTCTAGATCGGCGTAGCGCAGAGGGAACAGGCCCCCAACGCCATCCGGTGAATATGTTCTGTTCAAAAGCTGCTCTAGTACTTCGTCAACCTCTTGCCGAATGCCCTCGTGATATGTATCATCAGTGAAGCGACGGATGCCGAGATTGTCTAATAACTGTGCAGCCCATTCATCCGTGGTGCCCGAGGATTCGTAGGCGGTACGTCTTGCAAGAGCAATTAGCATTTCGAGAATTGAGCAATCCAAATCCATCCATTCCTGTGTAGGACGGACGTTAGGATATACGCTCAGGAACTCGCTACGCAGCTCCACACCATCAAGACCCCGGTTGTCATCATTATGGATAAACCACCGGAACGGTTTGGTGTGGAGCTGCTCGGCCAGAAGGCGGTTAGACCTTGCTGGATTCTTTACGCGTGTTGGCCAAACAAGACCATACAGCCAATCGAAGTAGTCCTCGTCAACTGACGCTGACTGGATCAATCATTCAGTCCCAGGACTACCACGGAGTACTTGAGCGGATCGCGAACGATCTCGTACTTCACCTGCTGGATGGGGTTGACGATATAGACCATGTTCTCGTCATTGGAGTGCTGTCCGAAGAGGTACTGGAACTCACTACCCACGGCGCGAACCACGTCGTCAATGGGCTGTTCCTGGTCGTCCGTAAGAACCTTGTCACCCTCGTAGTAGGTTACCGTGATCCGAGAGAAGTCCTGGGTCGGCGGCTCGTCCTCGAAGAACATGTCGTAGCTGATCAGATATGGCTCATCCATCAACGGCTCGGGAAGCGGCACAACACCTTCAGGCGTCCGGTCGGCCTCTACGAATACGTTGGTGACTACCTGAGCTTCCTGGGGCGGAAGGACGAGAGTGACGGAGTCGTTTGCCTCGGCGAGTTCCTCGGGCGTAGCCGGTACCAGCTCTTCATCGTCAGCATCGATATCGTTACCCTTCTGTCGCTCTTCCTCTTCTCGTGCGGCATCGATCAGGTCCTGCTCAGAGACGGTGCCCTCGGCGAGCATCTTCTCCATACGAGCACGACCTCGAGCAATCGTGTCAGCGACGTTGTCGTCGTCAACAATCGTTCCGCCATATCCCATACGCCCCAGAGTCTCCTGGTAGTTGGCAAGATATGACTCGGGGCTCTCACCCTTTGCCTGAATATTGAGGAACGACTTGGTCTTAGCGATCTCCTCCTCAGCCAGAGCACGGTACTTGGCCTCGAGGCGCCTGCTTGTGAGCAGATATGTCGCTCCAGAACCGATAGCCAGGCCACCAGTCACTAGAGCAATACGCTCAATCAGTAGTTTATTCATCTAACTTTATCTCCTGTAACGTTTTAGAGGGGCCAGACCACGCAATATGTCTGTGGTCTGGCCCCGTGGTGACTGCTAAGACTGCTTGCGGAGCTGTTCCGCCAGTGCCTTGAGGCCCTCGTGCTGCTGAAGCGGACGCTCAGTCAGATGGTCCCGAAGCTCAAACGCCTTCTTGGGCCGAGCCACCTCACGGATGTGGTTATTAACATCCTCTTGCGAATTGACGGGAGCGTTACCGCACTTGCAGTACATGCTGCCGCCAAACACAAAGGCATCGATGATCCACTGGTGGTCCGGGTTCGAGTCGAACGCCTTGTTGTCCTTTTCGTCCTGAGTCAGGACCTTCGGGGCAGGCTTCTTGCTCGCCGGTCGAGAACGCTTTCCACGGTTCTCACGCTTCTGAACGGTCTCCTCGGGTCGCTTGACCGGGGGCTTGGGCTTCGGGATATCCATCTTCTTGCGCTCCTCAGGGGTTGAGAATTCCATGTCCGCATACTGCTGTTTGGCCCAGTAGTCGCTGGGATCCACGTTCGGATCGAGTCCTGTTGCCTTACGGATGAAGTCCAAGAGTGATTCGTCGCCGACACCCATCAGAACCGTTTCGTCCTCAGAAAGATCTTCACGAATCAGCTCCTCACGTACGAAGGCGTCAATCCGTGCGTCACCCGCTGCTCTCGAAACCGTGTCGTCACCATCAATCTCTTCGAAATACTCCCGCTCAAATCGCTCGGCAGCGTAGTCAGCGTCCATGATTTCTCTAGCGTTCGCCGAATATGTTGAGTTGATATCAAAAGCGTCACCGAGTTTTGAATCATCAAGATCCGCACCATGGATGATTGCCATCTTCTTAAGTGAAATCCGATCGCTTTCTTCAGGATACATGCTTGAAATATCCATCGACTCGGGGTCGTACTTCTTTCCGTCAGTCATCAGTTCTCTCCTATTTAGGTAATGCAGATATGAAACTACTGGATTATGGTTAGATCTTGTCCCACATCACGCCATCGACGTTGAAGTCGAGGAGGAAGGTGTTGGGCGATCCGTCAAGGAGCTTGTGTGCTCGCTTGAGGTGCTCCTCGGAAATGCCGAAGTCGATGTAGTCATCACCCTCACCGCCGGTGACCCAACCGATGATGGCACCCTCCTTGGTGTGCTCGAACCCGAGAGCCGAGTAGACCTCGTTCAGGTAGACGTGTCCGCGCATGCGGAGCTTGTCATTGAACTGGTTCTGGATGCCCTTGAGGTAGGCCATGTTGAAGTCCGGTCCAGCACCCTGCCAGTTGGGGTTGCCTCGCTCGAAGATCTTGGCGTACGGGGAAATGCCGTACTCATCCCACTCGTGGACGGTCTCCGTCTTGCCGGTCTCTTCGTTCAGGACCTCGACCTCACGGATGCCGTTGGCGAATGCGAAGTCCTTGTCGAGACCCAGCTCTTCCACGACACGCTCGCGGTACTTCGCGAACGACGACTCGAGGGTCTTGTACGCAGCCACAAGGGCCACGTTGCGCTGACGGATGATGTGCTGCCCACCCAGGATCGAGATGGTGCTCGCCACAGCAAGCGTGACGGACGGGCCGTACAGCTTGACCATGTCGGCAGTGTTCTCGAAGTAGACCTTCGTCATGGCACGCTTGTGGTCGTGCTCGCTGATCGAGTTCTCGTCCTGCTCGCTCTCGTCAGAGATGCGCTTGAGTTCCCGGTTGAGTTCGACACGATCCTCGGCCCTAAGCAGGGTCTCGTCGAGCTTGAGGGTTGCCCGGGAAGCCAGGACACCAGAGGCAAGGAGCCCCAGAATACCGGCGCCCGTGAGGATCTCAGGGCTGTACTTCTTGGCGATCAGAAGTCCGCGGCCAGAAAGCCGGGACGCAGTGCTTACGATACTCATCGTATTTTTCTCCTATTAGTTGCTGAATTTGCCAGCAGAAAGCATCCGCTGGTACATTGCTGCGATTTGTGCATCTCGCATTTGGTTGAGTTTGATCATGAAACTAGCGCCGTAAGAGCTAGCGATCTTGGCCTTCATCTGTTCCACTGACATCAGTTCTCCTCTTGAGGGTGTACGTAGTCTGGCTGCTGAAACGAATCTCATTACTTTCGGTCAGGAAATGCGAATTCAGATCAACCTCCTTCGTTTCCGACTCAAGATAAAACATTGCGACGAACTCGTCTTGGGTCATGCCCAAGTGCTTCATTAGTCGCTGAAGCCACTCCTCGATCTCATTCCGTTCCTGCTCAAGTGCATCAATGATGACCTTGTGGAGAAAATCGTCGTGAGAAAACTCAGGAAGTTTCATGTCCTTGCGGTTAAATGGACCTTTGGGATGAAATACCCGCGGAAAGTTGCTAGATATCACAACGTTAACGGGGTTTTCCACACTAGCCATGCTTCAACTTTGCTGACGGGTCGATCCAGTAACGAGGCTTCTTAACCTCGTCGCAGAAAGTCCAACCGGACTCCAGCAGATCCTTGACGGTTTCTTGCTGGAGTCCGGTCTTGTCCGAGATATAGCCGATCTGGTCGTGGTTGGTCACGGCTTTGATCCACTCTCGGTAAACGTCTTCTTCATCTCGTCCAGTTCCTCCTGGTCGTACATCTCGATATACCACTGATTGAGGCTGTACGTCGTGACACCAAATCCACGCATAACAAAGCTGAACTGCTCTTCAGTTCGCTCGGAATATGCCTCGAGGATACCAACAGCCGTGAGGTAGATCTTGTTATCCAAGAGATGCGAATCTTGCTCATTTCGCTTGAAGACCTGGATGGTGACCAGTCGACCGACCTTACTGGGCGTGGCACCCACAACACTCTTTGTCACGATATCTCCTAGTCGAGCGGAATGGGCTTGGGGAGGTCGAACATGTAACCCCCACCACGGACAGCAATCGCCTTAGCACCCTGCATGGTATCCCAACCCCACTTGTTATCCGTGAAAGCCGGAGTGATGTTGACCGCAGAATACAGATCGGCAACGGTAGCCGTCTCGAAGTTGTCGATCATGTCCGCCAGCGCGTTGATGACCGTCTCAACCTCGGGACGAGTGGGTAGCACAATATCATCGAAGTCGTGCGTAGCCCGCTCCCGGGCGTTCATGGTGCGTCCCGAGGTCGTCTGCTGCTTGCTGATACCGTTGTAGTTGGTGAACGACCGATTGGACGGACTGCTGCTACCGGGGCGGATGCGACCCTTGACGTCTCCGAAAATGAGTCGCTCAATGCCCTGGCTGACCATGTCCACAACCGTGTTCTTGATTGCAGGCATGATCACCTCGGTACCAATATACGCAGCGACGCTCTGAGGCTCCTCGCCAATGAACGTCTCCGCAAGCCTGGAGCCGAGGGGTTTCTTGCGCTTGACGCCAGTGCTCTCGGTAAGGGGCTTCAGGATTGGTCTCTCGGATTTTACCTCCGCGATTTTTTCCACCCTGGCTCTATTGCTATTTGTAGGGTAGCTACCCTGAACGGGTGTTGGGTCACTCACTTACTGGCCTCTTTCTTGTGTCGTTTTGGGGGATGCTGCACTCGGTGAAGCCGTTTTGTCAGACGTACTGCCTCATCATGAAACCCCAGCTGGGTGGCTTCATTGATAAGCTCTCTCAGCTTCGCTTTACTGTGTCCCACAGCTCAACGCTTGAGGAAGAAGTAAATAGCGAGTCCGACCAGCCACAGTCCTCCGGTGATGAGAGTCATGAACAGGTGGAACATCAAGCGCCAGAAGCCGACGCCATTGCGGGTGTTGTAGTTGTAGTTAACGGTGGTCTTGCGTGCCATCAGAGTTCTCCTTGAATATGGTAGTGCGTGGTTAGTTAGATAAGGCCTTGGAGCTGTCCAAGACGCCGAAGACAGAAGTCAGCTCCGACCATGTCGCCAGCGTCAACGTGCTTCCAGATTTCTTTCTTGTAGTGCGCAATCAGAGGGTTGGGTCGATCTCCCATTGTTTTCTCCTTTCAAGAGAATTTAAGTTTGTCAATCAAGCTGTCGGTAGAACGTCCGTCATCCCAGAAGGCGCTCCAACCAGACAGCTCAGCACTTACTTCTAACGCTTTATTCCACGCTTCGAGAGGTGACATAGCTTCGACATCTTCTTTAGCGATATTGAATACCGGAGGCTCCTCCATCGGTTTTCTCCTTTCAAGAGAATATAGCGAGCAAAACTAAAAGCCCGTGTGAGGGGCTAGTAGTTTGTTACTCAGTGGCGTCTGTGTCGAGGTTCTCTTCGACGGCGGCCTTGCCTTTGTTGAAGCCTTCAGCGAATGCGTCGATCGCATCTTCCGCGCGCTTCACAGCCATGGTCGAGAGCAGCCCACTCACAGCGACGCTTCCGAGACCAACGGCGATACGGTTGTATCGGTTGAGGTCCACGGGGGTGGTCGCCGCGATGGCGTTTCTGACTACGGTGCTCACGCCCGTTGATACGGCGATTCCGGTGATGGCCTTAGTGATGGTAAGAGCGTTCATTTGGATTTCCTTTCAAGAGGTTAACTGGGTGTCACTATAAGGTGTGTGTTTCTTGCGAGTGCTACGCAGGTATCAGTCTTTTCGTCAGCGTGATCAAAGAATTCATGACATAGTCGACCTCGTGCTGACCTTCGGCTGAGTTGCGGACACCTTCGTGGAAATACATCCGCATGCGAACGCGGTCGATGTCGTCATCAGCAGAAGCCATCAGTTCTGCAGCGTCGTCAAGAGCCTTTCGGTCTTGATCAGTGACGACCGTGCGTCCAAGCTTTTGCATCAGATCGAGATCTGTGTATGAGACAGTCATGATTACTACTTTCTGTTGTCGATCCTACTGGTTAGAAGTGGGGTGATGCAGAGCGAATCGTCAAGCGACTAGTCTCGACCCGGTTCTCAAGGCCGGATACACCACCCCACTTTGTCTGGGCGCATTTTACCCGTGGGGTTGTCGTTTAAAGTAACCAGCCCAGTCATCCAGCTACCCGAAACGAGCTTTTTGACTATTGGTTACTCCCATTTTGATGTGTTGAAACTACTTTGTGTTACGCGCCTCGACGTAAGCAAGCAGCTGCTCGTGCGTCATGGAGCTGGGGTCGAACCCGTCCGAAGCGTCATCCGTAGGAGTCGGCTCGACAGGCGCCGGGGTCTCGGACTGGGTGGGCTGAGCAGGAGCCGGGGTAGCTGCCTGAGTAGCCTGAACGGGCTTCTTGTGTCCCTGGAGACGTGCCTCAGAAGCCTCACGAGCGAGCTGAGAGGCGGTCTTCTCCTGCTCCACGCTCGGCAGCTCTCCCGAAGCCTCAAGAGCCGCACGACGCTCATTCATCTCAGCTGCCTTCTTCTGCAGGTCAGCAGGCATGACGGCATTGATGAAGTTGGCTGCGACGCTCGGCTCCGAGATCATGTCCAGGAAGAAGTTCGAGTAGGCCGCGTGGTTCTCGAAGCTGCGAGAGATCTCAGGCGACTTGTCGAAGATGTCACCGTCGGCACTACGGATACCGTAGGTCTGAGCGATGATCTTCTTGAACTCCGGGATGATGATGTCGCCATCATTCGTGGCCACGATGTCCTTGAGGCGCTCGACGAAGTTTCCGTTTGCACGGAGATCCATCTCAGCAAGCTCGGCTGCGGTGAGGTTGAAGTAGAAGTCCTTCGTCCGCGTCTCGCCATGGAAGTTGGTGTAGGTCAGGGTCTGCTTGAACATGTAGTACTTTCTTGTTTGGGTAGTGGGTGGGTTTGTGGGTCAGTCGGGAATGACGACGTTGTTCTTCTTGGTGTACTCGTCGACGTACGCCTCTCCCTTGGCGCCGTTGTAGGTCACCTCGTAGAGGATACCCTTCTCCTTGCCGGTGTCAGGGTTGTCGAAGATATCAGTGGACACGATGGCTTTCCAGTTACCCAGAATCTTCGTGAACCACACAACGTAGAAGTGCTCAGGGGTAAACCACTCAACATCGTGCATGAGGTTCTCGTAGGTAGCAACCTTGACCTTAGCCAGATCCACGATGGAAATGGTCTCGACGTCCATGTTGGCGGGCTTGACGAACTGGTGAAGCTGACCGTCAGCGGTGTTGGTGCGGTCGACGTCGTTGTGGCCAACCTTGCTCATCAACCCAGCCGAGCGAAGGACCTCCCATGAAGCCTCATCGAGTTCGAGGTCGTATCCAGTTTCGATTGTGAGAGTGTAGGCTGCGTCGTTGAACTGCTTGTGGGCTTCTCGAAGGACTTCTTCAAGAAGATACTTGCGATCTCCGGCAAGGAAGAGACCAAGTTCAGCATTCCAATGGAGGTAGCCGTAAACCTCGGGGCGATGGGGAACGCCCTTGCCGTCAGGCGAAGCGCCAATATACGTGCCCTCTCCCGCGTCAACCTCAACGACGCGATCAGGGACGACAGCCTCAGTCACCTCAGTGGGTACCTTGGCAACGCCTCGGTCGGGACGCTCAACCTCGAAAGGCTCGCGCGGAGAATCACTGTGGAACGGTGTCATCATTTCTTCCTTTTCTCTGGGACGAACTCTTCGTCATTTACTGTGAACTTACCAATACGGTGGTAGATCTCGACGGTGGTCTGGTTACGGAGGAAGTTGTAATCGACCTCGTAATATACCGTCTTGAAGGCATCGCTACCGACAAAAGCTTTCCAGCTACCGTGACCGTAGGAGAACTTGATGATGTAGAAGTCTTCCTCTTTGTAAGAGAGGCTGTCGACCGGCTTCAACTTCGTGTTCTCGTACATGATTACTACCTGCAGTGCGCGCTTGGTTGCGGCGTCGATCTCTGCGGTTTGCGCGCTCATCTGAGTACCTCAGCCGCGCTTAGAGGGCTCGCCAGAGCGCACGGATGGCACGCGTGACGGGCGTCTGCTTCTTACGACGGTTCGCCCAGACGAACGGACCTGACAGACCCTTGATGATGGCGCTGTGGATTCGGAAGGGAAGCCATTCGAAGAAACGCTGCATAAAGAAACGACGACGCTTCGGACGCAGCTGCGCCGGGATGAGAGAAATAGGCATTACGATCTCCTTTCAAGAGATATGGTTAGACGGAGTCGCGTCTTTGTTTCAGTTGATCAAGACGCTGCTTGAGGAGCGGAAGCTTTCGGGCGGTGAACGATGCATACGCTGCAGTACCCTTGGTGGCTTCGAGATAACTCTCAAATGCCGGTATAGCTTGCTCGAGAGTGTTGATGTGCTTTTCGAGCTGCTCTCTGTCGCTCATTATGAGATTTGGTCCGTGATCGCAAGAACTACGGACAGGACGATTGATCCAAAAAGAGCACCGGATAAAAACACGACAACGTAGAGCCAGCGATCATTCTTTTTCTTTTGAATAGCGTACTTGTCGTCCATCAGCTGACATCCACTTCGGGGTGATTGGGTTCGATGTGATTAAGCAAGGCCGAGGCCTCGTCATAAATACCGAACGCCGTTCGACGACCCCATCCGATAGGATTCTTACAAACCGGACAGAGTGTTACGTTGGGTTCGATAGGCATCAGGCACCCACTTCGACTTTGCTGATGGCACGATACGAGTAGTACTTGACGTACGTGTCCGAAATGTATTCGCTCTCCAAGCTGCGAATGTTTTCCGGGATTTCAGCGATAGCCCCCTCAAGAGTCTGGTGATACGACTTGGGAAAAGGGGTACCGATGTACGAGTCCGCATTGATCGACCAGACGATGTAGATATCGACAGGCTGGATCGGTGAACTTCCTTCGAACTCCGCGAGTCGATCTGCGGCGTCTTTTTCTGCTTTTACGGCCAATTCCCCTACGGGCTGACCATTCATCCATGCAGGCATTACCTTCTCCTTTCAAGAGAAAAATGAGAGCACGAGTGTTTAGTTCGTGCCCTCATTCGGGACTATCAGTTGAGTAGTTCTTGGGTGTTACAGCGAGGGATCGGTGTCGGTCACTTCGATGTTGAGGTCGCCTTCGACGATGGTCACGTCACCGGTCTCCGGGGTCTTGGCGATGAACTTGTCGAAGGCGACGAGGCCGACGAAAGTTCCAGCTGCGACCATCAGATGCGTGGTGATGGGACCCTTGTTGTCGGCGACCTTACGGGCGAGTGCTTTGAGCTTGTCCATTGGTGTTTCCTTTCAAGAGGTTTTGACTGGGTGTCGTTATAGGGCGTGTTATTCTTGCGAGTTAGTGAATGCGCTCGCTATTGGTCAATCCCACCTGAGCGACGATGAGGTTGTTGTGGGCCACGTATGCGCGAGGGTAGTTCACCATGATCGCCATGGCATCTTTCTTGGTAGAGGCCGTACCAACCTTTTCAATGTTCAGAATATGGATGTTCGTGAACTTGAAGACGTCGAATTCCATCAGTTTTCTCCTTTACATAGGTACTGCACGTGCAACGACCTTCAGGCTTCACAGTCGTTGCACGTGCAGTTGTAGTCGTCGAACCAGGGGTCCCACACCATTGGAATATCGTATGGGTCGTCCTCGTCTTCTAGATCAGCCCCACAGGTCCCGGTAATTTGCGACGGGGGTATCTCGAAAGCCAATGACGATGCACGGCAGCTGGTCCGGGGAAAGACCCGTGGTCACCTTGAGTTCGAGCTTCTTGTCGTTGTTCCACCCAACGATCTCACCCATGGTAGTGGGGTCGAGGTTCAGGTGTGCGTAGAAGTCGTTCAGCGACGCGTAGTCCGTGTGGAGGATCTGGTAGTTCGTGTCGATCTCGGCGTTGTCGATCTTGGCACGGTTGCTGTAGAAATACCGTCCCGAGAAGCTGTCGAGACACAGAACATCCATCGGGTTCTCGGAGTGCAGACCAGCAGGAGGCGGGTTCTTGTCGATTGTCGCCTGGTTCGCAGCCGCCTGAACAGCATCCTCCTTCTTCTCACCAAAGGTCTCAACGACCTTGTCCTTGTACTCACGGAACGCCGTGTCACTGAGGGTGTATGCGCCTGCCATAGCGGCCAGACGCTTATTGCCGATCGTGTTGGCACCTACGATGCAGCCGATGGTAGCCAGACCCATGATGCCGACCGGTACGAAGGGCTTCCAGGTGTGCTTGATGGTCTCGAGGTAGAATTCCTTGGTTCCGCGCTCGGCCTGGAAGTCACCGTTGTCGTTGACGATGGTAAGGGTCTCGTTCGCCTTGGCACCTGCACGAACAGCCAGGATGAGCGTGGTGACGACACCGCCGATCGCGATGCCCGAGAGGATGGTCGGGGACTTCTCGCTGGTCACCTTAGCAGCGGCCTTAGCGAATGTCTGGAGCTTGTTCACTTCTTAAGACCTTTCTTGATCTTGTTTCCCTGCACGAGTACCATGGTCCACCAAATACCAAACATCGTGAGGGAACTGGGGATTGCGATGTACCATGGGATGAAAGTTTCCTGAGGCATTGTCTTCTCCTTTCAAGAGAAAAATATAAGCGACTGTTAAGTCACTCTATCGGGTTCGTTATAGGCCGTGTGATTGCTGCGAGCTACTTGTCGTAGTAGTCGCCAACCTCATATTCTTCGTACGTGAGTTCGCCGACATACACCCAGCCGTCTTTGGTGTCTTGTGTGATATCAAACCACCAGGACTCAGGCATGTAGTCATAGCGAGTCATGTATCCGGAACATAGCCCCTTACTCGAGTAGAACGCACAGTAGGTTACCGGGTAGTAATAACCGTTTTGGTGGTTCTTCTCGGTGATAGTGCCCTCAGAAATAGAGGAGCATCCCGTGAGAGCCAGTAACGCAATCGCAATAATCGCCAGTTTTTTCTTCACTCGAACTGCGCAATCTTGAGGTTTTCTTCAGACGGGAAGAAACCGAATCGCTCCTGGAACTTTGCCTGGGCGTCTTCGAGGGTCATCGCGTCTACCTCAACTGTCTTGACTTTATGGCCGCGGTACATGGTGAAGGTGAATGTCTCGAGATATGACACAGTTTCTCCTTTCAAGAGAAAAACTAAAAGACCGTGTGAGGGTCTAGTAGTTGTGAGTCAGTTGATGGGATTGAGGATGTTGATGAGCTTCTGCTGGGCATCGGTCAGATCTTCGAGGTCTGCGATCCGCTCGCGTGCGGCGCTGTACTTGGTGAGAACGACTACGGCGGCGAGGCCTACGGTCAGTCCACCAACGATCAGCACCTTACGGCGGGCGTCACGGTTCTTCTCAGAAATGTACGATGAAATGCGGTTAGCCATTGTAGTTCCTTTCTGGTGAACTGGGGGTCATTATAGGCCGTGTGATTGCTGCGAATTACTTCTGGACGGTTGCCAATTCCTGTTCCCAGAACTTGATTGTTTCAATTGCTTCCCGTGCAGCTTCTGGGTTTGCTTGTACCTCAGCCCATTGACGCTGAGCCTTGAGTAGGTGTTTGCGGATGGCGGATTCAGTAAGGCCGCTTTTAGTCTTCATCAGTTTCTCCTTTTTGAAAAAACTAATAAACCGTGTGAGGGTTTATTAGCCTTGAGATGTCAGTCGTTGAGTTCGGGGGTCTTCTTGGCGTTGCGCTTTTCCTTGATCTTCACGACCGTGTTGGTAACGGCCCCGACCACGACGAGGGCTGCGAATGCGCCAGCATATGATGCTGCGCTGATTGCAACCGCCTTCGCGATCTGGATGCCGAAGCTGTCTTCGGTGGTGGTGTCTTCGAGGTTGGTGTCGTTGATGTCCATGATATTGCCTTTCTAAAGTGATTGGGGTCTCATTATAGCCCGTGTGATTCTTGCGAGCAAAAAGGAAAGCAGGTGTGAATTGCTTTCCCCTTTTGTTCCTTAGACCTGGATGATGGCGTCTTCAGTCGAGTAGTACTCGTCGGTCAGATCCTTCTCCTCGAGGAAGTCGTTGTGCAGCTTGTTGGCTCGCACCAGCACGGCCACGGCGGTCAGGGAGATGACGGTGGTGGTCGCGAGGATGCGGGTCTTGTTGGCTGCCCAGAACTTCTTGGCGGGGTTGGGCTTCTGAACGGCGGGGGTTGCGTCGGTCATGATGATTTCCTTTCAAGTGGTGTTTGGGGGTCATTATAAGCTGTGTGATTCCTGCGAGGAACCCGGAACATCAAGACCCCTCCACGCTTGTGCGATTGCACAACAAACCCATATTTGCGATAGAACGTCACTAGTTGTTGGTTAGTGAGGCCTTTTACCGCGCCATACTCTCTGGCCATAAGGTTTACCGTGATACCATGTACGTCTGCGTACTCAGATATCTTACGCATCAGCTCTGAAGCGTGTCCTTTACCACGACTTTCGGAATATACGCTTGTCAAGTTCCACACACCGTGATCGTCTTTACGCAAATTTGCTGACGCGCTTTCGTGTTTGAATTTAACTGTGGTGCTGTTTAGATCCATTGGACTACCTTATCTAGAGAAAAAGAAAGCAGGTGTGAATTGCTTTCCCTTTGAATTTACTACTGGAAAAAGCGGATGATCTTGGTGAAGATGGTTTCCTTCTTCGGCGGTCCGAGGATGAGGTCAGTGATGCGGTGTCGGCGTGCTTCGATCTCGAGCTGGAGGGTGTGGTACTCGGTCTCCAGATAATAGTGAATGATCGGGTCGTCGGTACGTGCACCTTCCCGCTTGAGGGCGTCACAGAGCTGATGCGCTTCGATCTGCTCAGCGGTGAGAGTTTCGAGGTCGGTGGTCTGGGCCATGATAATGTCCTTTCAAGTGGTTGGGGTTCATTATAGGCTGTGTGTTTCCTGCGAATATGCAAAAGAGAAAGCCCGTGTGAGGGGCCTCTCCTTTAACACTTAAAGCATGTCGTTTTCCTTCATGATCTTGAACGCGTTGATGCTCGTCTCGGTCTTCTTGGTGATCTTGGCTTCGCCGGGGAACTGGTCCATGTAGTCGAGAGCAATCCTGGCTGCCACCTGTCCGAAGTTGCTTGCGTGATTGAAGCGCTTCTTCCAGAAGGTGACCTGATTGTTCTTGTGTACGAGGGCTACAGTGAGCGCGGCGATAGTGATTCCAGAAACGACGAGAGCGGGACCAGCGAGGTCTTCGATGTCCATGATGTTTCCTTTCAAGTGGGTGTCACTATAAGGCGTGTGATACTTGCGAAGAAAAAGAAAGCACGGGTTGGGTGCCTTCTTTCTTGGTTCAGTCGGTCGGGTTGAGTTTCTCGATGATGGCCTGGGTGGTTCCGTCCAGCGCCCTCGCGAACATGTCCGCACGATCGGCCGACTCATTGTTCTGGATCTTGAGCGCTTCGTTCGTGTATCTGTAGTAGATGACGGTCGAAGCAGTCAGAGCCGTGGCGATGAGAGCGGTGTGCGTGATGGGGGATTCGGCGATGGCGATGAGCTTGGCCTTGATAGTCTTCATTAGTGTTCCTTTCAAGAGGGACTGGGTGTCACTATAAGGCGTGTAATACTTGCGAGCAATTTTTTAAAGTACGTGTGGATCTTGCGATCCGAAAGTTTAATGAGCTGTAAATTCGCCTATCGTACGATGCGAGATTACCTCTCATTATAAGCTGTGTGATTCTTGCGTGGGCAAAAAAGAAAGCACGTGTGAGGTGCGTTCCTTTTAGAAACTTTGGTGATTGGGGGTTAGCCGAACATCTTGTTGCAGATCTTCTGTTCCACATCGGCGATCATGATAGGCACGCTTTTGATGACGAGGTATCCGATCCAGATGGGAGTGGCGACGATCATGTAGATGGTGTTCATTGTTCTTCCTTTTCAGTTGGGGGTTCATTATAAGCCGTGTGATTCCTGCGAACAATTTTTTAAATCAGTGTGAAAACAAACACCCCGTGTGAAAGCCGGAGTAGTGGCTGTCACACGGGGTGTCATTTTGATTGGTTCTTTGGGGTTTCGTTGTTAAGCTTTGAGCTTCATGATGAAACCGACGGCCTTGGAGGCCACGACGTTCGCCTTCTCGTAGTGGAGGATGGCAACGATGCCGGTGAGGTTGGCGACAACCGTCAGAACAGTGTTCGGATCGATCGGCTTGCGCGCTTCCTGTTTGGGGATGCGGCGCAAAGCGACCAGTCGTTCGATGTTCTTGAGGGTGTCGGAGTACTCGGGGGTATCTGATGTCATTCCTGCCAGTTCGGCGAGGGCGTCTTCGATGGCCTTCTCAAGTCCAGGGGTTTCGGTCAGTGTGCTTTTGGTAAACATACGGGTCTCCTTTCAAGAGTGGTGTCACTATAAACCGTGTGATTACTGCGAATTCGTCTCGTCGACGTTGAGGACCTTGAGGGTCACCGAGTCCATACGAGGCAGTTCGCTAAGCGGGATACCAGGCTCGAAGGACCACTTCTCCGTTCCACCGGTAGTGTCGACGATAACTGCGCCGTCATAAGGAGCGTCGGACTCCTTGTACGACTTCTTACTGATTCCAATGATGACACCCAGCAGGGTCTCGAGCGCCGCGATGGTACCAAGCACCTGAGTGGCTGCCGGGAAGCCCCAGATCTGCGCAAGTGCGAAGTAGAACGCACCAATACCCGGGAGCACATACAGCGTGGCCCGCAGGAAGGTGTCGTACGTGGCGCCACTCAGAAGCGGCGTGGTCTTGTTCTCAGGGAATGCGTGACTCATCTTTTGTTTCTCCTTTACTAGATGATGCCCTCGAAAGTCGGAATGTTCCGCTTACCAGTAGCATCGACAGATCTAATGTGTTCGGTAATTCTGGACTTCACAAGACCACCATCAGTGTCTCGTACCAGAACTACGTCGCCAAGCTTGAAGTTAGCTTTGGTGAACGAGGCAGGAGGGATATCCCCCTCGATCAGCTTAGCATACTTGTTGCTAGGGTTGGCCAATACTTCTCGGGCTTTCTGTCTGAGTTCAGCCTGGTCTTCAGCGATGCTAGTAGCTTCGTCGTCTTTACCGGAACCAATATCGCTATACTCAACAACAAGAGTACGACGATCTAGTCCGGATGTGGATGCGCTATAACCCGCAGCGTACACGTCAACGTAAGTCTTAGCACCAATGGCTCGGACGTTGTTGACAAATCCTGTGATAGACTCTCTGGTGGTAATATCGATCAGTGAGTCATCGTCGGGGGTGTATACCTTGAAGTTGGCAGCTGTCGGATTAGACTTGTCTTCACCCCGGTAGAGGTTGAACCACAAGTCCTCTTCGTTTCGCTCGATCTTGAACCCGAGTTCGTCCGAATCGCAAAGTGACTTCACAATGCTGTAAATATCGCCCCGATCGATAGCCATCTTCTCACGGGTACCGCCAGCAGTATAGTTAGACACTTTAAGTCTAGGAACAACGTTGGCAGCACCAGCAGTTGCTGGATCAATGCAATACTTATTAACTACCCATCGTGCAACTTCACCAGGGCTTCCGGTGAAACTCTCGGGCTTGCCAGAAGCACTGGTCTTGAACATCTTGCTATTGCGATACTTCAAAAATGCGTCAATGGTACGACCTTTAACAGTCACCATGTTCACATCGTCACGCTGAGTCTGGTTAGACTTTACGACGTCTTCGATCATCATCACGTGCTTGGATTCAGAACAAAGGAAGTACTTCATCGCCTTAAGGTTCCGGAAATATGTAGCCTCAGGAACTTCGAGCGTGAAGTCACCAAACGCAGAATAGCGCTCAGTCCAAATAACAGATGCGAAGTCATCCACGAGAACAGCATCGCGGAAGTTGTTAGAGGTAACGTAGAAATCCACTAGAGAATACCTCCGTATACCTTGGTGTACATCACCTTAACATTCTTGGTATAGTCAATATCCGGGAACTCGAAGTAGTTGTCACCATTAACCAGGCGAGTATCAACTAGAGATCCCGAAAACCACCCAAGCAGTGACTTTGTAGTACCAGCCCTGGTGTGTGTTGCGTATCGCTCACCCTTAACCGTTGAGAACCGAACCACATCCGCAGAAATAAGCGGGTGGGTGATCTTGAGGTAGTTGGTGGGCTGCTTAGGCAGCTTAAAAATGGTCAGACCGTTAGGACGAGGCTCGAGCATCTCGAATTCAAAGATGAATCCAGTGTCGACCTTACCATCAAACGGGACCTTAAGAAGCTCCGGACCGTTGATTGGGAAATTCACAGTCTCGAGCCCATCACTACTTGTGAAATATGGCTCAGGACAGAGAATGGAAATTTGAGAGACTGGGTCCTTGGTGAAAACTGAGGGTTCGTTAGATTCAACGGTTCCCTCAATGCGATAAGTCTTCCCGTCGGTCTTGAGAAAGTCAAGTTCCACTTTATTGGTAGGCATGAAAACTTCATCAAGCTTTTCGCGCAACGCCCCAACCGTGGAGCCCAAGGTCCATTCGGGCTTGAACTCCACGGTCAGAACGATATTACGCTGTCCAGTCTTGGATGACAAATATATGCCGCCAGCCTCCGTTGGGAAGTCGGTAGTGTTTACTGTCGCCTTGACTGGACCAAGACCATCAATGGGTCGAAGACACAGTTCTCCAACTCCGAGAGGCGACAGAGAGAGTTCTTTGTTGATCGCGTTGTTATACGCAGACCGAGTTCTAGCTGTCACCTTCGTGATCATCGTCGAATATGTCCTTAACTTGTGAGATCTGATTTCTGGTCTGTCGGTAGATATCGATGGCCGACAGAGCCTTGGGTGAACTATTGTTCTGAGTGAGGTTGAATTCCTTCTTAACAATAGTGGCTTCACCCTGCTGGTTCTGGTAACCAGCGTTCGAGCTAGGCGGCTCAACTGCAACAGCAGCTGCATTCTCGTATGCTGCGTCAACATCAAGTGTCGGCGTAGGCATCATACCCGCAATAATACCACCGGCACGCTTGATCTCAGTGAGGTCAACCACGGGGCGGATCGTAGGAGTCATGTCAAGATCTGCAGCAACAGCGTCCCGAACTTTAGTCATGGTGTTTGACATGGTCGTAAGAGCACTGGACCCAACCGCCTTCGATGCGCTGGTAACCTTACCCACCAGCTTGAGAATACCAATAGCCATACCCTCAGTCGACCAAGCACCAACCTTAGTGAACTCCTTTGACGGAGATGCGATTCCAAGGAAATTCTTAGCCGCGTCAAGTGCGTTCTTTGCCAAGTTCTTAGCAGCATTAATAACACTTTGGATACCGCTAGTGATACCGCTAACCATACCCTCGACGATTGCGCTGGCAAGATTTCTACCAGCCTCGTTCATCTTAGCCGTGTTATTTCGGATACCATCAGCAAGCCCATTGACGAACTTAAGAATAAGATCGACACCAGCCTGAACAATCTTAGGAATGTTGTCGCCAACACCCTTAAGGAATTCAGTAACGATCTTAGTACCGGCCGTAACCATCTTACCGACGTTATTCGCAATACCATTGAGTACCCCGGTGATGACCTTGAGGCCAGCATCGACGAACTTAGGAACGAGAATAACAATCGCATCTACGAGCGCAAGAATCAATACGGTCACCGTATCAATAATTTGCGGAGCGATAGCTGAGATAGATTCGAGGAACTTCAGCAGAATATCGGTAAGGGTCGTGATGATCTGAGGCGCAAGCGTACCAATCGCCTCGAGCATTGACATAAGCAGAGCAGTAAAGGCTTCCACCATTACCGGACCCGCACCTGCAATAACCTCAGCGAACAACACAATACCCTCAGCCAGCTTCTGCATGGCAATCGGGATAAGGTTGATGACAGCCATGATGGCTTCAGTAAGCGCCGGTACAGATACTGCAGCGGCTGCGCCAAGGGCCACAAGGCCCGCAGCAAACATTGTAATACCGAATCCAGCAGCCAGTGCACCCAACCCGATCAGAAGAATAGCTGCGCCAAGGGCGAGCATTCCAGGGATTGCGGGAATAAGAGCTATACCGCCTGCAGCAATGATCAGAAGACCTGCGGCAAGGATCGTAAGACCCCTACCAATAGAATCCCAAGACATAGTGCCAAGCAAGACCAAGGCCGGAGCCAGAATCATAAGAGCACCAGCAGCAATGATCAAAGCAGCTGCACCGACAATAGCGCCGGTCATGAGATACATAGCACCAGCAAGAATAAGCAGGGAGCCCGCGAGGACCACCATACCCCTACCGATCTCGTCCCATGTCATACCGCCCATTTTCTTGAATGCATCAGCAACCAAGTTAAGAGCGACAGCCACGACGACAAGAGATGCGCCAGTAACAATCATGTTGCCGGGCATGATAGCCATTGCACCAGCAATAATAAGCAGAGCACCGGCCATACCCACAAGACCGACGACAAGTGCTTCCGGCTTCATTGAACCGAAGTCCTTCACAGCACTTGCAATGATCTTAAGAGCAGCACCCAGTACCACCAGGCCTGCTGCGGTAAGAATCATTGACCCACCGCCGCCAGATGCCTTACCGAATGCTGTAACAGCAACCAGTACTGCGCCCACAGCAAGGAGACCCTGCATCAGTGTATTAGCGTCAAGAGTACCAAAGTCCTTGACTGCGCTAGCAAGAATCTTTAGTGCTGCTGCCAGCAGTAAAATACTGATAGCTTGACCAGCGGCACCCTTACTTGCTGCACCAAACTTAGTGAAGAGGGCGAGTGCTACGAGTAGAGCCGCAACGGACCCAAGACCCTTAGCAAGCTCTTCCCAGCTAAGACCCGAAAGGTCGGTAACTGCCGTGACCAAGATCTTGATAGCTGCTGCCAGAATAACCAAAGCGATTCCGGAAGCAATCATACCGCCGGTGTTACCCGACATGATCTTAGAGGCACCCGCAAGAGCACCAATAAGAACAGTCACACCAGTCAGACCCTTAGCAAGCTCCTCCCAATCAAGAGCTGCAAGCTCAGTAACAGCCCCAGCGAGAATACGGATGGCAATCGCAAGGAGAATCATGGAACCAGTGACGGCACCAATCTTCGCAAAGTTCATACCGCCAGCAAGCTTCTCAAACAGAGCCATTGACGCAAAGAGCTGGACAAACATGACAGACATCGCCGTCAGAGCACCCACAAGCCGGTCAGGATCGACCAGTGAGAGAGTCATGATAGCCGCAGCAAGAAGCGCAACCGCGACAGCAATAGCCACCAGGGTAACGCTCTTAAGCGTGTTCTGCATCGTGTCGAGGGACTCGGTCAGAGGGTCAAATATCCCCTTGATCTGATCGATGAACCCGCCGCCAGCTTCCTTAGCGCCCTTACCAAAGCCGCTAATGAGCTTCTTGATACCGAGTACGAGGGTCGCAAACAGACCGGTGTTGATGAGGTTCAGGACAGAGTCGAAGTCAAGGTTCTTGAGTGCGTCAACGATACCAGGCTTGACAGCCTCAAACGTCTCAGCGATCTTGTCACCGATAGGCTTCAAGAACTCCATAACCTTCTCGAAGGCCATAACGACCTTCTCCCACGCCCATCCAATTGCGCCACCGAGGGCAACAAACGGCACAAGCGCAGACTCAAACGCACCGACAGCATTGAAGTCCATGGCCGAAACAGCCTTGGCAATACTCTCAGCGAACTGAACCAGCATCCCGATCGGGTTTACAAGTACATCACCGATCTTCTCGAAGATATCAGCAATGCCGCCACTCTCGACGACAAACTTGTTGATCTCGTCACGAGGCTTGAAGAACGCCGCAGCAATCTCAAGGATTGGGCCAATAAGACCAAACAGCGCTCCAGCCACACGGCCGACAACACCGACGATACCCATGAAGACCTGAAGTCCAACGCTAACGGTGGAAAACAGTGCCTTGAATACAGTCTTGATGTTGGCTGCAGCTTCTTCAGTGGGAATAAGACTCTTGATGAAGTTGCGAATAGCTGCAGTAATACTGATAAGCTGACCAGCAGTGGTCGGCGGGAAGACTTCCTGGAAAGCTTCCTTGACCGGCTGGATGATAGCCATGAGTGCTTTGAACGCCTGGGACACAGCGTCAATAGCAACGCTTCGCCCACCACCTGCAACAAAGTCGGAAATAAGCTTGTTGCGAGCATCACCCATTGAGCCAATGATGCCACCCATGGTGTTGCTGACGTTGGTGAAGAGATCAGTAGCCTCGTTGAAGTCACCGATAAGCATATCGAAGGACTCAGCCCACGACGATCCAACAGCTTCCTTGAGCGTACCCATGAGCTGGGTGAAGGTACGAACCTTCGTTGCCGCTTCCTCGGCAGTCTTCTGCTGCTTAGAGAAGTTTGCAATCTGAGCGTCAGAAAGTCCAAGCGCAGACATCGCGGCGGCATCCATATCGCCAGCCATGATGTTGAGGTACTTCGACATCACATCTGCAGTAAGCCAGCCCTTTTCCAGCGAACCGTTGAAGTTCTTCTGAATTTCCTCTGACGTGATACCCTTACCCTCAAGAGTACCCATTGCGTTTGCGATATCAAGGATACCGTTCTGCATGTTCTTGTTACCCATACCAGCGTTCTGAAGTGAACGCCAGTCCATGAGGGTAATCTTACCAGCAGACAGAGCCTGAGAGAGCTGATACGCCGCACCCGCAGCGGCCTGAGCGTTAGTACCCGAGGCAGCCGCAGAGTTGGAGAAACCCTTAATCATCGAGGTGGCATCTTCGATACCAATACCCGCGTTAGTGAACAGACCAATATTCTTGGTCATGTCACCGAAGTTGTAGATGGTCTTATCCGCGTACTTGTTCAACTGGTCAAGCGATGCGGTGACCTGATCGAGCGTAGTACCCTTGGACTGGGTATTCGCCAAAATGGTCTGGATAGACCCCATCTTAAGCTCGTACTCACGGAATCCATCCATGATCGGAGCGATGGTTAGGGATTTAGCAACCTGCAGACCAGCATTGACAGCTTGGTTAGCGATAGTAGCAAGGGCGGTTACACCAATAACGCCAAGAGCTGTGAACTTGGAACCCATCTCTGCGACGCCATTAGCGATATTCGCAAGAGAGAATCGGCCACCAGCTTCAGAAAGTCCCTGGAGACTCTTCTTGGCGCCGTCAAGATTGAGACCCTTTTTGAGTTGGTCGAGTGACTTAGAAGTTTCAGCAACGCCCTTCTGGAACTGGCCGTTGTTGAACTTCATTTCTACGACGCGTTCGTCAACACTACTCATGCACTAGTCACCGCCTTCCAAGCTTTATCTGCTAGTTTGTCCATGATGGGTTTAATTGCCGGGTTAATATAATCCCGTCCTTGGACGTAGCCACCGGTTCCCGTACCGTGACCATATTGCAGTAGGATGGCAACTGGGACTTTCCCCGCCATGTGTGAGTTAGTCCAGTTGATAGCGTATGAGTTACCAGATTTAGTGATCTCGTAGTCCCACGCTGCGGCAGTTTGACCGGAGTCGGCAGGGGTAGCTGCTGAAAGAGCGGCAACGCCTTCACGAGCGATACTCTCAAGAGTTGCAAAAACCGTATCGATTTTCAACATCTTCTTGAGAAATGAATCGGTCTTGTCGAAGTTACCCCTCGTTTCAAAGCTAATCACTGCCGACTCCGGTTCTGTTTAAATTTGATCGTAAACTAAAAAGTTAACATACTCCGAATAAACCGGCGCGCCCGTTGTGTCGTCAATAACTTGGAATGTCAGAGAATTCTGACCACCACTTCTTTGAACAACGCGTCGTTTAATACTGTCAGAAGGATGTCCCACGGTTACAAATAGAAGCGGGAGCGTCCCACCAAAAGGTGTAGAAGGGGTTAGTGTATAACTACCAACCGCAGTTTTAGTAACTTCCCCACCATATACACCCTGAACACTAAGTGTTCCGTCAGATGCTTCTTTAAGACGACCAGCCATCGCAGGAGCTTGAATAGTGTTTCCACCAGAAAGCCTAGAAGACTTTTTGATAGCCCCGCCAAAAACAGTATAATCGGTTACACGAAGTCTAGTGTTGGTGTTATGCGAAAGACCGTAATAAGTTTTAGTAGGATCGCCTGTATAAACGCCACCAATTACGACACAATCTGTGGTGCTTACACATCGAAGACCGCCACCGTTATTTCCGCTAAAAGCGGAAACGCCACTATCCAAAACAACACACTCAGACAGCGTTACTGAGATGCAATCGTTAAGCTGGATGCCCCACATCTGAGCGGCAATAACTCTACCATTCACTACACCATAACTGCATCGAAGGAGACTTATTCCGTCGTAACCTGCGGTTTTAGAAGTGGCTTGAGTGTTGTCAATGGAGAATGATTTAACATTAACCAAATAAATACCGTGCTGGTTTCCAGAAACCATACAGTTCGCGATAGTAAGCTCAGTGATCGGATCCGAAGATGTTCCAGCAATTTCAATACCGTGATTTGGTGCAGACTCACCAAACACATCTGAAATCTTAACTCGACTAACTTTAGTGCCTGGATTAATTGCTTTAACACGAACAATGTTGCGAGTAGGCGTCTTTGACTTTACGTTTTCAATAGTGAGATCGGTTGTGGGGAATGTAGTAGTGCCTTCTTCGTTAGAGACTACGACAGACCCAATGTCCGACTTACCAATGATGTTTTTAAAAGTAATTCTACTGTTGCCCACAGTCTCCGAGGTAACAGCAACACAATCGTCACCAGATTCAATGTCGGCACCGTCAACAAGTACATCCGAGCAATCGAGAAAATGTAAGCCATCTCGACCACCGGGTCTGCCTAGTCCACCACCGCGATGCGTATGACGAATAACAGTTACGTTCGAACACCTGATAAAAGACACGGCCCAGTCGGCTACGTTCTTAACGAACAAATTAGTAAAAGTAATGTCTACAGAATCATGGATGTTAATACCACGAACATAGCTCTTAGCACCAAGTTCAGGCGTTACGCCACCATCAAAAGAAAGGTTTGAGATATGAATGTTACTTTTATTAAGAATTGACAGTAGTGTAATTGGGGAATTAACTGGTCCAACTAACCCCGATCCGACACCACTTCCAAAAATACGCGATCCCGAAGGCACTACCGTAGTAGACTTAACCGGATAGATTCGAGACAACTCTACTGGACGACCCTTAGGCGTAGCGTACGCAAGCGCTCGAGCTAAGGTTTTAGCGTAATCTTCGTCGTCAGTTGTTTCATAAAAATCATCTAATTTAATCGAATCGCCAGCACGTTCAACTAAGGTTCTTGCAAATGAAGCACCAGGCGCAGCAACAGTTAAAGCTTTCTCAATTTCTAAAACTCGATCTTTATCGAGAACTTCTACGGACCCCATAAATATACCTAACTATTAAGGGGTCCGTAGACCCGTGTGATTTCAAATCACACGG